GTAACAGCAGACCCAATTGCCGTTATTAAGAACAGCGACAGAACAATATGTAGAACTACCTGCTTCAAATTCTGTCGGCGCGACAACCTGTACCCCCGCCTCGGTATATATTACAAATTTGCCATCGGTAGTGGCGACATCCCGATAACAACAAACGAAATTGCCATTCTGAAGTTTGGCAACAGAATTATAATTTGCATCACCATCTTCGAATATAGTAGCCGCTACCGCTTCCTGAATATCCCCGTAATCACTCGCCGCATGAGTTGGCGTGAATTTCAATGTCGGCTTTTGCCCAAGCGCCGCATGAAGCCCCTGAAAATTGCCGGTAAATTCGAACGAGTCCTCGGTGTACTCCCCGCTATCCATTATCACGACATTCTGGTGGGCCGCGTCGCACGTTGCGATTGCCCCGGTTGCGCCTGTCAGCGTCAACTTCGGCGCGGCCTGAGTGCCGGCGTTCGCATCCGCCCCAGTTTTGGCAACAAATATCGTGTTTGCGTCGGCAGGCACATAGTCAAGAGTCCGTAGCGATAACTGCGGAGTCTCGCCGGTATCTGCATAGATACCAGAGAAATAAGTATAGGTGCATCCTGAGAGATCCTCGTCATACAGAGCGGAATCAAGCACCACCACATATATTTTCGTTACCGTTGTGGCTGTAATAGCTGCGGCAATCGTCTTTTTCGGTGCCGCTTCGGTTCCGGCGTCTCCATCGTCCCCGATAGTATCAGACACGAAAATAGTATTGTCATCGTCGAATGTTATCTCGTCGTTTTCCTCGATGGATATATAGCTATGAGCCCCGACATCATTCACCTGAAAAGCAAATTTATTAATTTGGGGAGAATGATTTATTTTAATCGTATTGTCGTTATGATATGTTAACATGATTCCTTTATCCTGTTATAAACAGTTGTTGGGTGGCAATTCATTATTTGTGCAATTCTTTTACAATTAAATCCAAATGCTTTTAATTCTAAAATATTTCCAATTTTGATATCGGAACGATATTGGTAACATTTTTCTTTGGTATATTTTCCAGTTTTATTTATTGATATTTTTTCCTTACTTTCTTCTGTATGGTGTTTTCCGTAAAAATGATTTTTATTTCCTCTCATTGCATTTGATATTTTGTTTTTTGTTTTTTCAGAAAATTTTTTATTTTTCCAATATTTAGAACTATTTTTACTCATTTTGTCTTTTGTCTTTTTTGTATGTTTATAACCCTTCGCCCCTTCACGCCCTCCGGTGACATTATACATCAATTCATTAGTTGGAAAGCCAAAGAAAGATATCCACCGCTCTTCTGCGTTTTTCAGTTCTTCAATGTCGTCAACTTCTTGTAACACTTCTTTAGTAAAATTTTCCTTTCCATATTTTTTAATAGCATTCTTGATTAACTTTCCACCACCAAAATAAGAATTAGATTTCCTAATAGATTCCGATCTAATTCCAATATAAAATTTTCCATTTATTTTATTTGTTATTTTATATACATACATTTAATATCTATCCGTATACCGTATTGCGTCCATAATTCGAGGCGCCCATTCTCCGCGCCTTTTCGTTTCGATGCTCATCGACAACATTCGCAACCTCTCTGCCGTCAAGCATGATGCTGGTATGCACTACAGTTGATTCATTTCCGCCACCGGTAAAAGATACACCGGGGAATTGATTCATTGCGCGGAGCAAGTCCTCGTTCGCCCGCGTGCTCTCCGCATTAATAACAGCCTCCCGGGTCCCGATGTATGCGGGAAAGTGATCAGAAGGTATATCACCGGATTGAAGGACAGGAACACGCCCCTTTTCAAAAAACGGAGGCACATACCCGCGCTCAAGCAGGAACGGTGCCCCACCCCCGCCAAGAGCCGACAACGCCGCCTTGAGCGCAAGCACTTTGATCGTAGCCCACACAACATCGGCGACAAATTCCTTCAATATTTGCTTGACGTTTTTCCACCAGACATTAAGCCCCTGCTTTCCCCATATAGAATCAAAAACGAACTGCTTTGTGGCCGTATCCATGCTCGACATGGCGTTCGTATAGGTATCCCGATACAGTTCAACTGTCTTCATCCGCCATACGTTGTATTTGTTTTCAATCTCCTTCATCCTGTCAGTATGAGCCTGATTAATCATTTCAATCTGCTCATTATTGAGATTGTACGTTTCCAATAGTCGCTCATGTTTTTCTATCTCTGCAGCGAGCTCGGCCTCCTCCTGCTCTCCGATATATTCGTAATATGCCGCATTTATTTCCTTTCTCTTCTCGTTGGTTTTCTCCATTTCCTCCTGTTTTTTCCTCTGGAGATCGGCGAATTGTTGAGCATTTTTAATTTCGTCTTCAGTTGTCTTTTTCCCGATATCATTGAAGTCTTTGAGCGTTTTATTCATGCGCTGGACAATGCCATTAAGTTTTCCCTCAACACTTAACCTCTTTTCGCCCGTTTGCGCGAGATCCGACTGAATCTTTTTATAGTTCTGCAAGTAAGTCGCAGCTTCTCTATCATATTTTGCCCGCTCCTTCAGGACGTTGACAAAATTTCTCTGTGATCCGGTATATCGCTGCAGCATCACCACATATTCCTGTGCGCGCATTCTCGCTCTATTGTAAGCCTGCCCGGATTTAATAACCTCGGTATTATGATCTCCGTATTTGGTTCGTATATATTCGAGTGTTTGAGCTAATAGAGTGATACCGCTTACGACTGCCGCAATACCCTTAATGAGTCCCTGGAGAGCAGTTTTGAAAGTGCCGCCTCCCTTTGCGGTGATAATAAATTCATTGAAAAGATTTCTGAGTGACGGCAATAGGTCTTTTCCGAGATCCGCGGCCATATCCTCGACCGCTGCTTTCAGCTTCTTAAATGTATTCGCGTACGAATCCCCGGTTCGGATCATGTCCCCCTGGGCAGCCTCAGATTGCCTCATCATAATGCTGTAAGCCGCTTGCGCTTTTGTCGCACCATCGAGAGCGCCGACACCATTCCAGAGCCCCATCGTAAGAGCTTCCTGTTTCAGCGTTGTCTCGTTGATCTGAACGCCCCATTCGAGCATCGGCCTACCCATACCGACAAGGCCGGACAGGATTTTATCCATCGCCTCTTCAACAGGGACATTGTTAAATGATGCGAGATCCGCGGAGAGCTTGACAATGCCCTCGGACATTTTTTCAGCCTCAACCGCATTCATCCCCAGGGGTACGAGGAGATCCTGAATGGTTGACAGGTACTCCATTGCCTCACGACGAGACATCGCATACGAATCCGTAAGTTCCTGAACCGCCTCGTTTGCGGCCTTGAGAACCTCTTCCGATGTGCCGAAAACAGTATTGAATTTCGCCTGCTGCTCTTCGAGATTCGACGCAGAGGTTATCATCTTCTTGAAAGCATACACGATGCTGCCGATGGCCGCGAGAAAACCGAGAGAAGATTTCAGCATCCCTCCGAAGGACTTTTTCGTGCTCTTCTCCATGCCGTTTATTTTGCCCTGAGACTCAGAAATTTTCGCTTTGAGATCCCTATTCTCGGCACGCAATTTTAATAATATTTCGTTTCCCCTGGCCATTATCGCCTTTTCCTTTTGGCGTCCCTTTTAATCATCTTTTCCCTTATAACGTTCTGCTCTGTTTTGCGAAGATATCTAAGGCTTCTCTGCTGTACGGTTTCTCCGAGAACTTGGGCATAACCACCCGCTCTTTCTGCGTCTTCAAACCACCCGCACGCTGAGAGGATTTCTCGTTCTGTTCTTGTAAACTGAACATCTTCAGGAACTCGATACAATTTTTTTTTTCGATATCATAGTTGTATACAAACAACACGAACAGCATGTGAATGATTTCATCTGCATGAAAATTGTTCAGGATTCGTCGCGCCCGATTCTTGATCCTGACAATCTTGTCCTTCTTGCCTTTGACCGTGTATCCCCACCGGTAAATGAACTTGATGGCATCCTTGATAAATTGCTTATACTTCCTGTCTGCTGTGAAAATGGTGACTTTGCTTATTAAGTCCTTGACCACATTTTCATCACGGTAATTGTGAGACGACAAAAACTCAAGATTCGCAAATATCTCGTAATATTGAAGTATTATCTTACTCATCTGCTTCAGGAATAACGGGGAATCCTTCACCTTGACTGGAGCAATCACGATATGAACCTCACCGACCTTGAACACCATCGGTTTTTCACGAACGACGTCAAAGTCGGTGAAGTTCTCGTGCAACAGCTCCTTGAGATTATACGATCCTTTTTCAAACATCCCATAACCTTAGAACGTAAGATCGCCACTCGACGTTCCGGTCTTCGGCCATGCCCAGAATGCGATATTGTCTTGATTCGCATACGCGGCATTATACGGCCATGTCGGATTCGTCGTTAATGGCGTTTCGTCTTTTTGCGCTGTCCCTTTAAACGGAATTCCTGAGTAATCATCGCCACCGAGAATAATCTCAAGATCCTCTGATGTGATCTGCAGCCGTCTGACGTAGAATCTTAACTCGTTTCCATCAACCGTCTGCCCGACAAGCACACATGACGGAAATACCGGCGAAGGAACTTCCGAACCGGAGATGACGCGCCGCCATGTCCCATCAGTATCATCGAATCGCCTCTGGGAAACCAACGCAATTGTTTCCGGCTGAACCTGCTTTAATATTCCCTCGATGCTGATTTCTTGATCGAGAATATCTCGCCGTATTTCAGAATGCGGGATACCCGTCTTGAAAACGGCATATTCGGCAATCATCCTGATGGTTTTCTCGGCTTCCATATACCCGAGCCCGAGCAATCCATTCCCATCATGGAAATCAACAAACAACGCAGGATCATATAGAAACATATAATCTTTATTGTTCCCGAAATTGGCAACATCGATGTTCAGATTATTAGCCATCTGTTTTTACCCCCTTTAAAAAATCTCTCGGTGCCATTGCCCTGTCATCAATGTAAACATCAGCAATAGGCTTCCCGAGGATCAATGCATCATATTTAACATTGCAATTCATGAGCTGCTTTTTCGTAAGCTCCAAATGTCTCCAGTGCCTTCCGGTAAAAATAATAATAGTATTCCCGCTATTGAATAGGGCATTGATTCTCTCGATCAATTCTTCATTCACAGAGTCAATTTGATATTCTCCATGTCCGTCTATCGAACTGAAAAAAATGGTATCATCTATGTCGAAAACGTATGTCATCTCAATGCTGCCCTCTTCTCTTCCTCTTCTGGGTATATCTCCCGGGGAGAATATCCCAATTCCAGAGCTTTCTCGATATCCCTCACGGACCGGACAAGTTTAATTGCACCGATAGGATCAATCGATGCAGCGTGGTCACTCCCCCACATATTATGATCCAATGTAATGTGTCTCTCAATCCATGTCGCACCGAGAGCAATGACAGGATACGTGGTCCCGAGACCCCATTCGTGCCCGGAATATCCGATTTCGGCGTTGTATTTCTCCCTGAGCCATCGTATATGTTGTAGTCTCAGGTTTTCAGGCCGTGCAGGATAACTCGAATTAGTGTGCATCACTACCTGCGGATTAAGAATCTCAATAGCTCTCTCAATCTCTTTTTCCATACTCATGCCAGTGCTCAAGATTCTGAAATCAAATTCACTCCTGCAAAATTTTAATAATTCAATATCTGTCAATTTCGCCGAGGGTATTTTTGCAATGTCTGAAAATTCTTTCATGAATTCAGCAGATATTATGTCCCATACGGAGGCAAAAAATTTTATGCCTCTGTCAACGCAATAAAATGCGATTTCAGTATACTCATCTTTGCCGAATTCAATTTCCTTTCGATACTCAAGATAGGTGACTTCCCGGCCATCTTCCATGACACGCATTTTTTTCTTTTGCTCTTCGGACACACAGGTATCCGGATCGCGCTTCTGGAATTTCACATAATCAGCACCGGCAAATGCCGATATATCAATCAGCTTCTTCGCAAGCTCCATTTTCCCATTGTGGTTTATGCCTATTTCAAAAACTATCTTTACCATTTCGATTCCCACACCAAATAATTATGTCGCCCGATATCTCTGAAATTATAGTTTGTCAAAAATGAGCTTATATATTTTGCATTCGTCCTGCAATTCACCCCGTATCCCTTTCTGTCATATGTCCCGAAAAATTCAGTTTCGTCACCGTACTTAATCTGAAGAGCAATTGCCTTGACATTGCTGTTATTCAAGTTTTCAAGAAATTCATTCAGGTACTCTTCAGACGGAAAATGCTGCATACACGCGATGCTTATGAATACATCAGCACCGAGGGTACTGAATTCAACGGGCACCAGAATATATTCACAATCTGATTTCCTGTTTACCTCCCACGCCTTCCGTAAACTTCTCTTTGCGATATCTATGGCAATGTATTTTGCAATTCCGTATTCCCTGAATAAAAACTTGCCCAAAAACCCTCCGCCGCAACCGTAATCAATAACGATCTTTCCCTTGAGATCCATGTGATCCAGAAATGCTTCTTTCAGCCTTGTTGTGCGATCCATTTTGTCATCAAATTCCCACGATGGCTTGAGGTGTGCGTAATTGCTTCGGCATGTTTCCCAGAATTCACGCGGGGCGATCATGTCTGTACCATCCTGCCGTCGATTATTCCGTGCATCAGATCGAATATAAACGGATCTGTTTTCACATTTTTATACTTCTGAAACAGCCCATAAATATACTTCGTATTCTCAAGCATGTTGTGGCCATCGTCCTTTTTGCCTGCGTTTATCTCATTCCCTTGCATCCTGATATTCGGTGGTAGATACCCATTGAGATATTCTTGATAATTATCATGTTCGAAAACTTTCTTTTTGCTCAAAAAGAAGTCCACGCCAGTGATATATAATTCCTTTGGCTTGAAACTGAGGAGATCAGCAAAAATAAAACACCCCATCAACGCCCCCGGGACCTGCTGCTGCACGACTTTAATCACTTTTCTGATGGTGCGGACCTTCATTTCTTTGCTATACAATTGCAAATCAGCATCACTTATGGTCTTGAAACACACCCATTTGATCCCGCGCCTCCTGAAGTCCCCCACAGGTAACGGTCGCATCTCCCTGGCAAATTGCACATTCGCATAGAGCACATCAATCCGCCTTCCGTAATCCCGGAAATATTCAGGCGAATTCAAGAGCACCGAGCCGTTCGTCTTTACAACGACATCATATTTATCAATTTCTTTGCCCTTTCCCATGCCCTGGATATTCGGGCAGGCACCAACGAAACAGATTCGCTTTCCTTTTATGTATTCTGCAAAATTCATTTTTCTAAATACACATACACCCAGTTTTTATCAGCATCAAATATCCATCGGCTGAAAGAGTTATCTGCAAAATATTTTATGAATACCTGCTTCCACTCTTTGACCGTTTTCATATTGATGTGAATTGCTCCGAGTCCCATCTCCCGGTAAATATCATCATTATGCTTGACTTCATGTGTTGCGACGGTGAAATACATATACTTCTTACACACCCGGAATTCCTCTTTCATGGTGTCTTCGAGAAGCTCCTCCGGTATGTGCTCAAGGCCGTCCTGATGACACACAAAATCAAATCGCTCATCTTCAAATGGAATATGCCCGGCGTCACTAATGACAATATTCAGATCCGGCCTGTGCTTTTTCACCTCTTCTGCAATATCAAGTCCGACGATCTCAAGATGTGGATATCGATTCCTGAAAAAATCCATGAATCCGCCTTTACCGCAGCCGATGTCAATCAGGCTTTCCGAATCCTTGAGCGCGGCTTTGACGGATTTATGCAGCCCGTCTTTCGCAAGAGCAAACTGCTTTACCCGCCCCGTTTTTGCGCCATATTTCTCGCGCTGGTGAATATGATTATATTTCGTGCGCTCTCTCCGTATAATATCTTCTTTCATGGCCTTTCCATTATCGTTTTTCTCTCAATCGGATCGGATTCATAAATTGATGTGTCAGTATAATAGCTGTCCCCCTTGATACTGGTCGTGGATATCTCCTCAAATATCACACCGGTATTCGTAGAAAATGAATGGCCCCGATGCCTCTCGATCAAGATTATGTCTCCTTTCTTGAGATGAAAAAGTTTGCCCTGAATCCTCAGGTCAAGTGTTCCATGTAGAACATGAAACGTCTCCTCTTTGTTTTTATGCATGTGCTCCGGGTGAAATTGCCCGGGGAATTGGATCATCAGCTTTTTACAATATTCCCGATTAATCATGTTGATGAGAATTGCCCCATAATGCGGGAAATTCTCTATTCCATAATGATGTGAAAATTCAAACTCATAAATGTCCCCGATACTGATTCCGGCTTCATTCAACATGCCTTTAGCTTCGTGCATATATCGCCTGAGTAACGCAATTCTATCGTTCGTTTTCGGCTCTTCGAAGATTGGCTCATCTTTCCCATAGTCACGGGATGCAATCACTTCGATTCTATATTGATTCATCTGGCCACTGGAAAGCTGTTGCAATTGCCGGGGCATCGCGTAATATACATTATCCTTTATCTGCTCACCCTCTTTTATTTCCCTGTTCGCATATACGCCACGCTGAAGCCCCTTGATGTTTTCAATTTCCTTTTCGTTTCGCTCATAGATGTGACAGCTCATAGCGGTATTGAGTATCGTCCCCACCCACCGATCAGCTTGCTCGATGCTCATTGAGTAATCATTCAAATTCTCAATCCCCACATGCCTTTCGAATATCATCGCCTCTTTCGATGTTGCTATAATTCCAGGTAAAAGATTGTCCGGTCTTTCATGACCGCTGTACCCGATATCGATACCGGGATAACGAGATTTCAATTTATCAATGAAATCCATATTCATGTTGTGATCGGCAGGGTAAAGTGCCACACAATGCAGAAGAGCAATATCGACATCCTTATGCTCGAAGAAGCTCACCACATTATCGATGTCCTCAATGCCGTGCCCACCGGTGGAGATGATTAAATTTTTCCCAGTCTGCGACACCTCCTCAAGTAGCCCCCAATCAGTCATACAACAGCTCGCAATCTTGATATAATCGACATCCGTTTCCATACACAGCTCAACGGATATTTCGTCAAATGGCGTGGCAATCACCAGCAAATTCCCCCTGGCATACTCGGCAAGCTCTTTGAAATCCTCCCGCTCAAGCCGTGTCTCCTCGAATCTTTTAACGTGCCTGATATCGCTCCCTCTGAAATTCGGATGGATGAATGTATCAAGATCGCGATATTGAAATTTTATTGCGCCGAGAATACCATATCTCTCAACTATTCCGGCAACACCATCGATAATCCCTCTGGCAAGCTCGATGCTTCCCTGATGATTGTTTGCCATCTCGAATATGAATAGTTTTTCAGTCAGCATTTTAAAGCCTTATCCAGATCCCTGATTGATATCTCATACCTGTAAATCTCTACCGGTTCATGCGGTATTACTCCGAGATAATTATGATGAATGTAAAAATATATCATGTCGCCAACTGTGAGAATCCCATTGATTGCGTTGTAATAGCTTTTCGGCTTGAGATTAAGCAGACTCACCTTTCTCTGGAAGATGTCCTCGGCGATCTCGAAGTTTATCCCATCCTCTGATTTAATCAGCTTGATGCAGCCTTTCCCGCCTTTCTCGAAGAAAAACGGAATCATGCCGACATAGATCTCCCTGTGCGGATGCTTCCATATGACCGGCGAGTAATAATTCTCTGTGTCGATGTCATATCCCTCTATATTTACGCTTTGAAACGGTGACCAGTCACGCAGATTGTCAGACATTGAATATTGAATATATCGAATCCCCCACCTGATATTGTTCCTGAGATAGAGCACATATTTATCAAGTCTTGGGTTGTATACACAACTCAGATGCCCGTCGAATTCGGTTGACTTGCCCCAATCAAGCGCTGAGTGAAATCCCGGATGCCATGCAGTGATAATCGGGTCCTTCTCTGCCATTGTCCATTCAACGCCTGTTTCCGATTTCAAGAGATAGAGCCCCGACGTATGCTCAAGTGGCTTCTTTGCCCGGATACGCTTTTTAAACATCTCGAATCTTTCCACATCACGGATGTAGGGGGTTTTAAAACGCTCAAGAAACATCTTTTTAAACACTTCGTAATCGTCAACCTGCCGCCACTTCGCCTCATGTTTCCAGCTATCGAGGCCCCCTATGGCATACAAATTTCCATTCTTATCATAAAACGGATAAAAATTATGAGACACACCACTATCCTTGATAACCACATGGAGCTCACTGTCGAATGAAATGCCGTCTTTGCTTTCCCTGAAGATAGTCCGATTCTCCTTCGTCCAGTGATTGCAATATAATCTCACTATGCCATCAGGACACCTCAAGACAGTCTGATACAATACCTCCCGATTATCAGCGGTGTAGACTTTATTCCTTATTTGGTGATTCATAAATCCAGAGCCCCTCTTCGGTATGTAAAAGTTTCAATTTGAATTCTCCCTGAAAAATTTCCTTCCACTCCCTGAATGACAAAACGGTCATGTGCAGATTCGGAATATTCATGAAGACCTCTTCCCATTTTTGCGAGGCTTTATCGAGAAATTCCCTGTTGTGCTCAATGGTGTCGCTCACTTTGATGAAAAGGTATTTCCTTGATACCCGAATAATTTCCTTTATCGCCTTTCGTATGTCATGGGGAGCAAGGTGCTCAAGGACATCACAAGTAAAAACAGCATCGACAAATCTGTCCCGAAATGGGATGTTTAAAACATTCCCCTCTATGCAATTCCGAACATGATATTGCTCCGTTGCATACCTGATGGCAATTTCCGAGATATCAATTCCGTACGAAAATTTACGATAGTTCTGGAAGGATTTAACAGACAACCCATTCGCACACCCAACGTCCAGCACAGATTTAAACTTGAATCGCTGACAGAGAAATGGTACATATTGTTGACCGAGATTTTTCCCCTTGTCATGATACCCGACAGAATAGAGCTTGTCGTATATGCCTTTATAATTCATTGACTTTCCATACTCCCATATGATTATTCGTTTTTATATCCATCTCTTTGATGAGCATGAGCGGTTTCGGGAAGTTAAACGGAGGTCTCAATAAATTCTGGTGCTGCAGCATGAGACACACCGGCTCATAATTTACTTTCTTGTTTTCACGCGTGGAAGCCATCATATATGTCGATCCGCTCTTCTTCACATTTTCAATAATCTTCAATGAATCGGGAAAGCCCAGGTGAATGAAAATGCTCCTGATAAAAATCATATCTGCTTTCGATGGGATCTTCTCGATTGCATTCATCTTTATGAAATTGAACCCCGGATATTTTCGTATATTCCTTTCGATTAAATCCTGCACAATATCTATTCCGAGATAAGAAATTCCAGTCCAATCGATAGTTGACAGCCATAGGAAATCACCACACCCGACATCCACAAACGACCTAATTCCCAATTCCTTAAATATCTTCGGAATCTCTCTCCTCAATGCTTCGGTATTCCTGAATGGATTCCCACTTTTCCACAAAGACTCATCTTCTGAACGCAGGCGCATCTTTCTCTGATAAAGCCTGTTGAATTGCTCCTCTATAGAGAGGCCGTTTACCTCGTTGTACCATTGTCTATCCAATCTTAATCACCCAACTCGTATCTCTAAATATTGCATCCGGCTTTCTGAATTTATGCACAGCCTCAATCACCCCGGGGAAGCGCCCCTGGTAATCGTGTCCCGCGAGATATCCGCCCTTCCTGATTTTCGGATACCATCGCCATATGTCATCATTCACGCCATCGTATGTATGAAGGGCATCAATATAAACAACAGGGACAGTGTTATCATGAAATAGCATCACGGCATTTTCGCTCTTCATTTTTATCTTGCGGATATTCGGATATTGTTTGCACAGCTCGTCAAATTGAGCCTCGACAATTCTCATATCGTATTTATGAGAGGAATCATCATTGTCGTCATAGCCGTTGAGGAATGGATCAATTGAATATACTTTCTCAAAGTACTGAGCAAATATCTCTGTGCTGTCTCCGACATATGAGCCGATCTCTGCAATTGCGCCCCTGCATTCCTCGGGAATGTAATTGCAGAAATCTACCAATCCAGACTTCGCAAATTTAGCACGACGCACAGATATTTTTTCAATTGTATCCAAAATATTCAAAGTCCTTTCTGAATCTATTTGCGACAATTTCTGTCAATTCATCGTTATAATATAGCTTCCAGTCAGGGATATTACTCCCCTTTTTGTCGTGACCAATTTCAACACGGCTTTTTTTAGGTAATTTCATTGCATCTAAAACTATTCCCCAATCATCCTTGATATTCTCAAGTTTCATAACGAAATCAACAGCGATTTCCCCGTCAATAGAAAGCCAGTCAACATAATTCACCGTGAAATCGATCTTCCGTGTATTGAGTCTATGCATCCAGTAGTAGGGATTCTTGATAAAATCCTCGAACGAATCATAATTATATTTCGTTACCTCCCGACCGTCCCACATTATCGCGTATTCGAGATCCTTAAATTTCACTGTCTGTCTTATGTCCTGATACTCGCCTCTGAGGAGCTTTTCCCTTTTAGTCCTGTACCCATTCAATACAAATTCATGCCTCTTGCGAATTCTTACCATATGCTCATAGAATGACACCATTCTCGGATATGGATCCCGCACAATGGAAAACTTGAAATAGTCCTCCCATTTGCGGCCAGTCTTTTCGAGAAATGCCTTTGAATACATCGCATTGCTATGCAGAAAGCATTCTCTCTTTTTGGCCTGGATGTCTATTTTTTGAAGCGCATTCCTCACACTCGTCCCGCCTGTTTTCGGCATGTGTAAGAAGATGAATTTATATTTATCCGACACAAACATCACTCAAACCTGTATCCGAAATATTCCAGATCCTTCTCATAGAGTTTTGAAACTTTCTTCACCAGCTCAGGAGTATAAAAATCCTTATAAATCAATTCGCTCTGCCCGATATATCCGATGTTTTTGTTGACAACTTTCAAATACCTGATTCCGATTTCTCTACATATAAGCTGCCAGTCCTCTTCAAGATTCTCGATTCGAATAATCCTATCGAAATTTATCCCGTCACCGTCATCGAGCCAATCCACCATGTTTTCAAATATGTAGAATTTCATTCTTGTTTGAGACATCTTTTCCCGATATTCATCAGTCAGCCAATAATCAATCATCTTCGGAAAATTTCTTATGTCTTTCAGATAGGCAATTTCTCTTTTCAGCTCGTCAATGGTGCCATATCTCGCCTCTTCCTCTTTCCGCACTGCCTCAGAGCTCTTCTTCATTTTAACAATCTTTTTTGTGTTGAATCGAATAGGGTGTTGATACCAGCTTAAAAGTTTCACAAACGGATTTCTCACAACCGTGAATTTGTAGAATGATTTCCATATAGTATCCCCGATATATGCTCTTGAATCCTTCGGGCTGCTGTGCCTCCATGGCACGCTATAATCGCCAGTCCCCTGTATGGATGCCTTGAATGCTTTCCTAATGCCAGATCCCCCGCATTTGGCAGGATGAATGAAGATGAACTTATGCGCGTGAGAGATATTCATTTATGATACCACTCCCACCAGAGATTTTCCAGGTCCTCATATCCTTTATCTTTATCTTTACAATTTGAGTGATCTTGCCACGGATGAAGACCGACAAAATGAAGCACCACGCAATCGTTAAACAATTGACGTTTTGTTTTTATTTTTAGCATACTTTTTTCAACATTATATCGCTTCGGTAACCATTTAATCTGACCTTGAAAATATTTATTGATAACTGTTTGTTCGCCGTATCTAAAGCCCTGCTTGCTAAACTCAATAAGTTTGAGGTAAATTTCTTTATTTATATAGTTTTTACCAACAACAAAAACCCCGGCCTGGCATGTGTTCAATACCCGTTTTTTCCTTATCGAAAACCCTTTCGGGCAATACAGATCATCCCCGGTATTAAAAAATAATGATCTCATATCGCCAAGAATGAGGAGATCGAGATCAATTGAAACAACCTTGCCGTAATCACATAAATTAAAGCACTCAAGATAAAACTGATTTACCTTATTCTTCTTGTATAGCTTTTCATAATTTCCACCCTCGTATAAGCCGTAATTTGGCTTCCTGAAAAGAACCTTCGGGTAAATCTCTAAAATTTTTTTCTTCGTTTCCTCATTCAAATTAATATCAATTATGACGAAATCCAGATCAAACCATGGATTATGATACAAAAATGATTTCATGGTAACATAAAATCCCTTGAAATAATCTTCAGTCATTATTGCGAAAAGACATGCTTTCATACCTTCTTGTGATACCATGTCCACCATATATCCTCAAATTTCTCATACCCCTTTTCGTTATCAGGGCACCTCGAGTGATCCTGCCACGGCTTGAGTCCCACAAAATGCAGGCCAGCCATACCAGACAGAATCTTTCTGTACCTTCGTGTTTTCATCATGCGCTTTTCAATGTTATATCTTTTCGGGAGCCACTCGAATTTCCCGTCGAAATAGATATTCATCGTTTTCTGCTCGGGCATCGAAAAGCCCTGTTTGATAATTTCAATCAAGTCCATGTATGTCTTTTCATTGAGATATTTTTTCCCCACCACGAAAAGACCGGCATTCATCAGTTTTACTATCCTATCTTTTCTTTTCGAGTACCCCGGACAGGCTGCGATACCGTCTCCCGTGTCCTTAAAAACAGGCTCAAGGGAATCCAGAATAACCATATCAACATCAATAGAAACAACCTTGTCGTAATCATACTGGCAAAAAGCATCCAGAAAATAATATGTACTTTGTAGCTTTTGATGGGTTGCTGAAAAATTAACATCTTCATAGGCTTTATAATCTGGCTTCCTGAAAATTACTTTCGGGTAAATCTCTTTGCAAATGCCCTTCACTTCCTGCGGTAAATCTATATCGAGAATTATGAAATCCAAATCGAACCACGGATTATGATAGAGAAATGACTTCATAAACACCTTGTATCCGACAAGGAAGTCTTTCGATAAGACTGTGAACATTGCTATTTCCATATTGCCCTTTTCACGTCCTCAACAATCGATTTGTCAACATACTCTGTCCATGTAGAATCACCGTTTCTAATCATGTCCCGGATTCTTGTCCCGGATATCGTTTTTGTTTCCTCTTGTGCCTCGATCTCTTCGATTTCATACCCAACACCACGGCCATAATATATGCCTTTGATGTCCGGTATTACCATCACGATACCCTCTATCTCGTTTTTATCCATCCACGCCGTAATTACAGCCGCTCTGTCCACTGGCTTGACTTCATCATAATATGTATCCCTGATCAGTATCAACACCGGCAAGCCCGTCTCTTTGTACTTTTCCATTATGATTGACGTGTGCCCTTTATGGAATACGACAAATCGTCCGATAAACCCTATATGCTCAACATCCATGAAATGAATCCTCACTCGCTCCTCCATAGAATTTCATGGAAAAAATATATAAATGACTTCATCACCAATTCGCATATTGCAGATCCGATTGACACATAATAATCCCTTGAGAAGAAAAATACTATCGATGCCGTCAATATCGTCATGATTAGCCTATAGCTGATAGTTTTAGCTATAATCCTCCCGTATTTTGTCCACAATATCGAAAAGCTCGAGTCGCGTAACCTCAATTGGGCACTCTGCGTCAAGTTCGTATTCGTCATCTTCCCCACTTTCATATGGATCACTAACACCCGTGAATCTTTCAATTTCTCCTCTCGCTGCCTTCGCATACATCCCCTTAACATCTCGTTTCTTGCATTCCTCAAGGCTCGCCAATAAACATATAACATCACAATTCCCGATCTCCCCTCTCGCCCGTCTCCGCAACTCCCGAAGGGGAGAGATAAAGGCCGTGACGACATTCACATCGTTTTTATTCAGGATTTTACACAACTCGATGACCCGCCTGATGTTCTCGGCCCTATCCTCGGCAGAAAATCCGAGATCGGAACACAGCCCACTTCGCAGCTCGTCACCATCAAGAATAACATAATCGCCATATTGCTCATAAATGATTTTGGCAATTGTTGATTTGCCTGAACACGGCAAGCCTGTCAGCCATATAGTATGCGCCATCATCCCTTCCTGTTCGCCCCTTTTCCTCGACCGCCACCCTTTCCACCACCGGGACCGCCCGAGGAGCATCCACCGGTATTTCTATTGCGACCACCCATCTTCCCGCGACCCGATCCATCGCGCCTGCTCATCGGCCTTCTGGTAGTGGTAGATTTTTGTGTTGCCATTTACGCCCCCTTCTGAAATTTTATGAAATCTTCCTCGGTGTCAATGTCCACGCCATCTTCAACCGGGAAAAATACCGTGCCCTCATTGTAGAGATTCTGATTCAGGTTTTGAATCTCCTTAACTCTACCGATAAAAATATAATGGCTGATCCTGAATACCTCCGGGTAATCCTGTCGTCTGTATAAACCGTGTCCAATGATCTGAATTCCGTTATGCTCATTCACTGGAAACATACACAGATACGGATGCGTCCTGGCATCTGCCTTGCACAGCAGGCTGTCGGCATTTTCCTTTAAAAAGAATTCAAGCGCATCAATCACATCTCCCCATGTCCTGTTGGGATACGTGAGATAGAGCATCACGATGATATCGTCATCATTCATTTCTATTCGCTTGACGGTATCGAGAAGCACATCTTTCATCGAGGCCGTATCGCTGCACAGCTCGGGATTCCTTTTGATATATTGATATCCCCGCTGCTTGGCTTCTTTCAAGATTTCCTCATCGTCTGAAGTCACCACCACGTTCGATCCCTGATATGGAATCCTCTTGAATGTATGCTTCATGAGTTTTCTGTTTTTCCCGGGGAGTCCTTTTGATCCCGCCCGGGCAGGAATCACGTAATAAATTCTTTCATCCATTCAAAACATCCTCGATATCTCTATATTCAAACGTCTTTATCTTCGAGACAGGATTGCAGTTAAATATCCTGTCGTTATATGGTTTAAACTTTTCAAATTGCGGAAGGACTTTTACATCTTTCCCGCTTCTATGCTTTTTGCTCTTCGGCTTGAATTGATCCTCGAAGAAATAATAATCTTCAGCCTCCGAGTCCATATCAAACCCGAGCAAGTATATTTCAGAGGCCCCCATTACTATCCCGAGATTTACAGCGGTTAATCCCGCCAATTCGCCATTAAACAATCCGAGGTTTATATCCTCCTGGGGGGCCTTTCTATTTATAGGAAAGCAAACAATGTGCTTACCTTTAAATTCCCTGTCATTATAATCAGCCCTGAATGATGCGAAAACAATCCCCTTGAAATCATCAATTTCCTGCTTGCATTCCTTGACGAAGGTTACGTCGAGGAATAAAAGCATCTTCGCATTTGGATAATATCTGAGTGAATGGTTTATCACCAACGTCCATTCGTTATCAAGCCGGGAGAAATCAAATCCCTTGAGACTCCCACCGCACCCGATAATAAAAAGCCTTTCGCCTTTCAGCATCCCGTTGGCAGTCGGTGTGCCCTTCCAGTCGAATCTTTGTAGCATTTCTGCGGTTTCCCTTGTCGGTACGAAATCTTCAGCCCTTTCAATAAGTCTTTTGCATTCCTGCAACGGAATTGTCGCGAATCCATCAGGGCCAACAGTCGTACATTTCCCGTTATGGAAAATTAAGACTTCCTTTTCTCTTCCCTGATATTGAACCGTCCCCATCATAGCGCAACATCCCTAAAGAATTCGACAATCATCTCGGCACCCGCCACGAATATCCTCTGCTGATCCTCAAGCTCGATAACATCAATAGCAATAGCATATCCTGGCGTGATGCCATCCACGGTCCCACCGATAGTCCTGTCAGAGATAATTCCGCTCCATATATCATCCATAAAATCAAGAATTCCTGTTCTGGTATCATCTCCCATTACCGCCACATTCTTCGCCATCGCCCTTGTCGCAAATTGAATCACGAATTGCATTGTATGCCTTTCGATGTCCGTGAATGACATATCATCGAGTTTCTCAACAACTTGCCCCTGTGGATTAATATTGAAAAATGGCATTTTGTTAGACTGGACTAACTCGTAGGGATCTTCTGCGATATAACCTGAATCACTTGCGTAAGCAGCCAGGGCGGGGTACACAGTCAGTTGATTTTTCAATGCTGTTATCACTTCCTTTATCATTGCAGCTTCCTCAATTCATTTCTCAACCAGATATACGTGAAACTATTATGCGAGCCTCCCTCGAATTTCTTGATATCGATTCCGAGAAAGCTGTTGAGCCTCAATGCTATTCGCTTATATATAGAACGTTCGGCATTAAAATAGCCCGCATATCTCACGCCGTGATCCTGCACATGGTTTTGATTGACTGCCCATATGAGCTCTTTCTTTTTGTATTTCTTCGACGATTGAACTCCTGCACCTTCCCGGAGCCTGCCAGTCATTACGCCTATGGCAGGGGAATAGCCCTTTTTGATTTTCCACGTCTTATATTTTGGTTTCAGGCTTTTCCACCCCTTCCCGGAATCAGATGCAGGATCAAATTGCTTATCAACGAACTCATTAATCTTCGGCGTCATTGCGTTCCAGAAAGGCCGTGCATCGTCTGTGCCTTTTTTCAACCGCTCAAGCCAGTTGACAACTTGCTCTTTATTTTCTATATCAACGCTGAATCTCATTGATATACTCTATTCAGGGCGAGTCTGTTTTTCTCAGCGCTCACTGATCCGAGAATTTTGTTGTTGAATAGCTTCTGCAGCTCAAATGCCACTTTTTCTCGTGCCTCTATCGGTACCGAACTATCGGTAATAAAATCCGACATGTTTCCGATTTGCCGTATTAGCCTTTGCGCTTTTTCTTCAGCTTCTTTGCTCATATTGCCCCCTTATAGATTTTCATCATCCTCATAGCTCCCGTCGGCACCCTCCGGCGTGAATCCCGGAATGCCCTTCCTCGGGTAGAGCTTGAGATTGTAATTCGAAGATGTTGCTTTCGGGTAGTCCGCCGCTCCATAGTCTGTACCCGTATCGTCTGTAACGGATATTTCACCCTCAATGACTTTCTTCAGGAGCCTGTCGTATTGCTTCGCAAAATAATCTGTGTCTCCTATCTCATTGGCTTTTCGATATATGCCATAATAGTATATGAGTGTTTTCTCAACGGCCTTATATATCGCCATCAGATTTACAACTTTTGAATCGCTGCCAAGAGCATCGAGATCAGCTTCGGAGATAATTTCAGACAGATCAGCTTTTATCTGCGATTCGGCCTCTGTTATTCTGCCGGTAATAATGAGATCAGTCACATCTGTCTCATTCTCCAGCTTGTTGCTTGATCCCCTTACCTGTGCAATTGAGCAATACATTCATTCACCTCAAAAAGAATTTACCAGCCGCCCGGGAGAGAGAAAACCGAGCGGCCAGCAAAAAATTTACCCGACCACGTTCTGAAGCAAATACCACGATGCGAGGTTCGCTTCCATAATGTCGTAATCCCATTCGGCCACGATTTTCGTGCCACGCGGATCGCTTTGTCGCTCCGTCCATACCTTCAGCGACTCATATTCCATAGTGAGAATTCCGAACATATCATCAACCTCAACATTCGGAGGAACATAGCCGATAAGGATGTCTTTGCCCCACACTGCCGCGGGATTCGTAGTTTCACCCTTGTTTGAATTATCCTTACGACCGGCAGAGACAACAACCCTTAACCCCTTGATAAACGGAGGAAGTCCGACAGCAGCCATCACCTGATTCTGAAAGCTCGCCTGAACATATTCCATACCATAATCATACTTCAAGGTATCCTTGATAAAAGACACCTTGGCGGCATACACAGCAGCTTTAAAGGGTATGATTATGGTGTTCGCAACCGCACCACAGTTTGACTGAATTGTGGTTACCGCCGTGATGATATCCGTCTCCAGAGTCGGAGTTGTTTCATCAAGCCTTGCGTTTGCGACAGCATCAACATCGGTTGTTTGGGTTATTTTCGTCGGATCCGTGAGGATCGTAGCGACACGATATTCATGCTTCAGCTTCAGCCGATGGACAAGTTTGTTTGTCACCCGCTGTTTCCATCTGACGACCTTGGCGGCACTGTTTGCCTCCTTGTCTCGAACAACATCGGAAAAAGCCTTTCGTCTTGTCCTGTATGAATATGCATCGCCAGCCCCGAAATCAACCATATTCGCAGGGACCGCCTCGGCTTCATCGTTTCTCAATGCGATTGCATCATCCGCATCTTGAAACACATAATCACTGTATTCTGTCACTGGCTTAATCGGGCAGACAATCTCCCCGATAAGATTTCCGGTAGGATAAGACAGCGCCAGGTCAGTGAGATACTGGTCATATTTGGTCACTCCACTAATACCCATGACTCACCTCCTATGATAACGTATAATCACCGACAAAGAATCTGTCGATCATCACCGGAATTATTTGCCCATCTGTCCACGCCTCCATCGCAAAACCGAGGACATATACACCATCGGTATTGACGTGACGCAAACCCTTCCCCGAAGCGGTGGGCATAACTCGATCACTTCGGAGCCCTACTCCACTCATCTCAACATACACGATGCCATAAACCTTCAGGGCAATCGGATCGTGTTCAGCATAAGTGGCTGCGTTATTTTCGCTTGCGTTCCCCGATACACCTATAGGCATATCGGTTCCCGCTGTAGTGACTATCACTTCATCGGGATCGGTGCCCTTTTTGCAGATCCGATACGGAGCTACAGTGGCACCAGCCCTTGCGTTGATGGTCATTACATGCCGTTCTTCGCCTTGTCCAGCATCCCATGCCATAGACTATTACCTCCTACATTAATTCCTGTCCCGCTTGAATAAGGGCCTTGTGGCGATCCATGCCGCCATCCTGCAGCTCCTTAGCTCGCGCGTTGACCTTCTTGTACTTGTCATCCGAAGGTGCGGTCAGGGATGTTACGGTTTGATCCGAGAGATCGACCTTGCTCGGGTATACATCGAAAAACCCGACAACAAAATCGTTGAGAGACTTCTCGGCCTCAACAATTTCACCGTCCACCGTGTCGGAGAATTTAATCATTCTTTCCCCAACATCAGACAACAGTACAGGTTTGAAATGGTTGACTACCACAGGAGGCACGCCGTCAAGAATGGCCGATTTGCATATTGCCTCGGCTGCTTCCTTCCGGCTGTTTTCTTCAATTTTCTTCAACTGCTCACTGAAATTCTTCTGCTCGTTCTCCTTATCAATGAGCTTCGCCTTGAGCTCGTTGATCTGGCCTTCGTATTCGCTCTTGAATTCAGCCCTGATTGAATCCTTAATCCCTTCAATCTCAGCCATGGTAACGACTTTCTCGCCGTCAACGGGAGGCTTTTCGGGTTTCTTGAAAACGCCCGATATAGCACCGCTTACAGCTTCAGTCATTTTTTCGATCAAGCTCTTGGCAGAGTCCTCAGAAAGTTGAACGCCTTCCTGTTCTTTTGCGTCTTTGCCTTCCATAGTTTTACCCTCCTCGATTACAAAATTTCCTCCATAGCCAAGAGCCTCGCTCATGTGCACATCCGCGATGTGTTTCAATGAAGGATTATTGGTTAAAACGATGGCTTGTAAAAACTTCTTCCCGGTTCCTCTATGGTTGAATACAATCTCCGGGGATATGGTTTTGAATAATTTCCCGTTATATACTTTGTCCTTTAATTTCTTTGGAATATCCTTGATGTCAGCAATGAGGCTTGCACCACGTTTTCGCAAATTATAGAGATAGCCTATATTCGGGAGCTCCTCGTCGAAGGGGACTCCCTCAACATTAAAGAGCTCTCTCATGAGTAGCTGCTTGTCTGAATGGCTCAACTTGACATTCGGTCTTTTTGATTGCTCGTTACGGTAAAACGAGTCTACCATCTCGTCGAGATCGCTCTCTTTGAATTTTATTTTATGCGCATTCGGATGAATGTTGAATATTTCAATATCATGAACCTCGTCGTACTCGTCGGTGAGAACATCCCGGATATCTAAGAATTTCTCTTTCCACTGGCTATTGCAGACAGCAGCCCTCTGATTCTGCTCGGGGTATTCTGTATTCACAATCTCATCACCCATGCATCGGGAGATAAATTCGTCTTTGCCTTCATCGCTGCGTGGTTTTGGTAATGGCATATTATGTCTCCTTAGTGAAAACAAAAAGTCTTGAGTTCAATTTTGTTTCCCACTTTGGCATTCATGTCGTTTAACGTCATAGGCTTGCCCTTCTTATTTAGCGACAAATCAGTTTCGGCATATCTCGGGTCCTCAACTTCTCCCTCTGTTATCGGGAGCCATGCACAGCGACACATGTAATGAATCGGGGTAGCATATTGTCCCTTGATTGGCGATTCTCCCTCTACAATGGTCCCGTCCAATTCAGCGCACAACGGGCAAACCTTATTGTCGAGAATTGCAGAATACTGAAATCGCACTATTGCCTTGTTGGATGGCAGCAGCCCCTGCTTGACTTTTTTCTGATTTTCGATATAATAATCGTTATTGGATTTATCGAGCGTGAATCCGATCTCTGTCTCTGCGACATTGGGGAGTCTCGCCGAAATGTAATTCTTAACGGTATTGATGATGTTTTCCAATACCTCGAGTTTGCCGATCCCCTTCGAGAGATCATTCATCGTCTGGTATTTGACGGATGATTCAATGTCTGTGGATATGCCGTTGGATGTGAGATCGGAGCGAAAGCCGATGAAATCCTTTGTATTATCGGTGGTGACGGTAAATTTCACACCCTCCACGCTGGACTTAAAATTGCTGTATGAATAATCATAAACGCTCTGAAGATAATTCCTTAAAATGCGTTTGATGGGTGATTTCTTTATTTCTATTTTGTTCGCTATATTTGCAGGCTTATCATTACCGAAATTCCTATCAACGAACCCTTTGATTCTGTCTGCCTGCTTGAGAAGCTCATCGGTCATGTCCTTTTGGAATTTTGCACTCTCATCGTCAAGAAATGAACCGAGCTGAGACATCTTGAATGCCTGCTCCCTCTTCGTTAACGCCCGCCATCTGGAATCGGAAAATCCGCTCACCTCTTCTTCAATGTTGGACGGTATTTCTTCCCCGGGGAGCGGTATCTCATCTTCAGGAAATTCAACAATCTCATCAGGATCAATTTCCTCTTTCCTCTCTTCAAGTGGTATGCCTGTTTTATCAATAAGCCATTGTTGCTCGACCTTCTCGGAGCCCTTCTCTATGAGCTTCTTAACTATTTCACTCGCTGTGAATTTGCTGTCATCATCGAGCTTTCCGGCTCTTACATGGACTTCTATATCCTGGCCGAAATTCAATTCAACGAAATGCGGAAGTAGGTATCGGTCAATCGTATCGACAATCTGATCAAGGATATCCTGCTTGCGATTTATAAAGAGATCCTGAAATGCCTCAATGCTCGCACGGGCCCCGACCTCCCCCTGGGTGAGTGCTTTCTCCGGTATCACAAGCCCTCTTAAAATCGTTTCATCGAGATATTTTGCACGCTCTATAAAAGGGTCTGTCTTATCCTCGCTGTCGAGTATCGAGATATCCCATTGTAGATTGCCGCTCTCATCCCGGCCTGATGGTAAGGAAACAGCCGTCCCCTCCATAATACCATCAAGGAGGTCAAGCATGACGTCCTGATTGTCTGTATCAGTCCCATCGACAGGTGAATTCCCGACAGGATAAATGCCCTTGAATATGCCAGTCCCTTTCCGCTCAAGCCATCGCATGTGAAATTGGCGATTGATATTCGCATCATACCAGAATGGGTAAATTGGCTCCTGTGCGGATATGCCGTAGTAATTCCCGGATTCAAGATTATGCGTAAAAAGAAGTGCTTTTCTGTCTTTTACAAGCACATCGATTTCATGATTCTGCCGGAACCCCCTAAGGCTCCCTTCGGGCTCATCGATGAGTATCTCGATTGTTTCACCGTCCAGCCCCTTTGGCCTTCGCAGTACCATTCCATCGAATGTGTCTGTTTCCTCGTTTTCATTCTGATATTTAAAACTGCTTGCCTGATATCGGATCTCGCACGCCTTGAAGCCAAAGTCCAGAGATTCAAGAGCCTCTCTGATCATCCGCTTCCAGAATTTTTTGAACATCTTCTCGGTGAGGAGCTTAATATTCACATCCTCATCGCATTCAATGGAAAAGGGAACATCCGGCAAGCCGAGCTTGATGAAATTCAGCCCCATCCAACACATGGGATACATGCGCATCTTTTTGTATTGCTCAACACTGCGCTCCGAGGAATAGAAAAGCACCTCGGACAACCTCATGTATCTATCGCCGTATTGCGTAACCTCTTTCAATAAGCTGGATTGTGCCATAATCAAGTTGGTAAATTCGTTACCTTGCTCCTGAATTTTGGATTCTTGCCATGTGCCCGGACAGAGGGGGCCTGAGCAATAGATTCTTTTTCGGATAACCATGTAACACCCCATACCAGGGCGTCCAGTCTATCTGGTGATTTCTCCCCGGGAACCCACTCGCAAAGCTGGTCCTCCAGTATGGGAAACGAACCAACATGATGTACTCTTCCTTGCTCATATAATGCCGATATCGGCTCAGCTCTCACATACTTCCCCCTGCTTGCCCAAACAGGAGAAAAAGGGACCTTCGCATCAACATTGTGGATAGTAGATTTCACCATATCTCCACCGTTGTTTTTCTCTGCGATGATCCTGTCGCATTCGTATTTATTAAATGCAGTTACCACTTGCCTGCCCCATCCGTTGGGAGATCCCTTCAGTGACATATCATCTATTACATAAAAGTGAGGCAGATCTTGATTTCTCATACCGGGCATTGCCTTGCCTTCGCCAACTATAACGATACCGGTTTCGCTGCTTTCTTCGGAATCTGTGGCTTCAGGATCAACAGCAGTAATAATCCTGTAGAGATCCGGGGCCTTTTCGACTCTATAGTCATCCAGGTCTTTTCTTTTCCATAGAGCGTTTGGATTATCATCGAGGATTACGGCATCAAGCTCCTGACGTCCGAGCCGTGTCCCCATGTATTTTCTGATAACGGTATGAATGAATGGCTCTGCCAAATTGTCGATATTGTCCATTGTATGGCCCCTCGTCACTATTACCTCTGGACGCTCTACAAGCTCTTTTATGAATTTTGTGGGCCGAGGGGTTGTGGATACTCCGCATAAGGGATTCTCCCCCAAACGCAATCCAAGCAAAATATTGTCGAAGGCCTGTTCCGGGTATTTCCACTTGGCAAGCTCATCCATCCACACAAGGTCAGACTGAGCCCCACGCGCTTTATCGGGCTCACTACCATAGAAAATCTGAGCAACAGCACCATTTGGCCACAATAGCCTTTTCTTCGAAGGCTCATAAATCGGAATAAACCAGGGAGGAGAGCAGTTCAAAATACCACTCTCCCCCTCAATCATAATATTCCGTACTTCATCCGCTGCGGCGCCTATAAGAGAGATATATCTATATCCATAATTTTGTACTTTATCAATAACCCATTCCGCGTATTGACGAGTTTTCCCGGTTCCCCTGCCGGAAAGCGAAAACCAAATAAACTTCCCATTCCTCCCAAGCTCTTTTGGCTCAAGCTGTTCTGGACGTGCCCAAAAACGCCAATCGTAATAAAGAGACATTGCCTCCTCTGGGCTTATCGAATCAATGAGTTCAGCCCTGTCTCCCAGGGGCAATGAGCGAAAATCACTCGCTGTCGGATTTTGATTTTGTATCTGCATTTCTCGTTAACTTTTCCTTTAACTTCTCCTTGAATTCAGACAACTCGATAGGACCGCCATTTTTCCCCATATGCTCATGCAAATCTCGGTAAATCCCCAGGTATCGAGAAAGCAACTCAAGGGCTTTTTCTTTGTTGTGGAGTTTGAATTCGATGGTTCTGTTTAGGGTTTCTTTTTCTTCAGAATCTTTTGATCCGAGGACTTGTTCAGTTACTTTTATTTGAGATACTGCCCTGGTGTCAACTGTGTCGGATGGGTAAATTTTCACTCCGTCATTATCATATTCAAGAAAATCGGATATATTCGAGAATCCGAGACGTTCTAACTCCCTAATTGTCCGCAGGGTGAGATCTGTCTTATTTTCGAGGATTTCCTCAATTTTTTCGTTTATCGATTTCCTGATGATAGGTTTTGAGAGGTTTTCCGCCCCAATTGCCCTTGCCGTGCGTTTTGAATAACCCGCACGGATAGCCGCTTGTGTTGCATTCAAGTCAACAAGATATTCCATTATAAATCTCTGCTGCTTGTCTGATAATTTCTTTTTTTCTGATTTCTTTGCCATAACAAATAAAAAAGCCGACACCTCCCCGGAAGGGAAATATCGGCCTGTTGCGCAGACACCGACTGTTGATTGAGACTGTTATGCTACACGGTACGAGAATCGCTGCAAATAATCTTGACGTCCTGCGGGTCCCGCTTCATATTTATCTCGATCTTGAGAAAGTCGGAATGGTAGAGATCGAGATATTTGACGGCAACTTCCTTTAGTTGTCGATCTAACAGTAATTTACAGTTATAATCCAATTTCGTCAACTCTTTTTTTATGTCTCATTGAGATGTTTTTGCCCCGCCTGGCCGCGCCGCGCCTTGCCTGGCCACGCCTCGCCATGCCTTGCCAAGCCGCGCCTCGTCAAATGAAGCCTCTACTCAATCTTAAACAACCCCCAGTCCATACCGGCACTATTTTTTGAATCAGGCCTGCCTTCGCCTATGCCAACCTGAAGCCCTGCACGCGCGAGCAGATTGGAGACATCTGTTATGCTGAAAAAATCAGCATCAAATCTCACCCTTACCATCGCAGACCATTCTCGCCACATTGCCCGTACACGCAAATCAACAACGCCGGTTTGATTTTTCACATTGTCAATCTTCATTTCCGGTTCACCCTCAATTCTGATCAAAGGCGTTCCTTCATTTCTGTCAAACCCGTCCGGCTCGACGAAAATAGATAGTTTTGCCTTTGTCATCTGAAACCCGACCGTACGACACGCTGAAATCATCGCCTTTCTAAATGCAGAAGCGGGAATCCCATGCCAGCCCTCGTCTGAGACGTGAAACGCCTGCCGATAATCTTCATCAAAATCACGCGCCTCTTTTTTCGCCCCCTTCCGCGACTGGCTCCCAAGTTCATGCTTGCGCCTCAATTCATCCTTCGTTTTTTCCGCAAACTTTAGCTGCACATAGGGAGCCATCCCGACAATACTAAAATCTGCATACCCGAAATTCGGAGCAGCAATAACCACCTGCTCGGTTTTGTTGGTTTTGGATTTTTCTTTAGTTGTCATTGACTATCTCCTTTTTTTAATATTTTTTCAAGAAATATCCTCCTCAGAATAACTCCTTCTGTCCCGAGTCGTGCCCATACGCCATGTTTCGGGCCTCGACGCCAGCTTGATCAAGCGTATACATTCCCATCTCGTCGCTGAATTTTTCGACGCGCTGAATGTAGTCCCGCATCTCGTCTTTCGTCAAATCGCCGGTGCTGGGGAGATAGCCGATCAACACCTCCTCCCCGTCCGGCGTGATTCGCCATACAGGAATGCAGCGGCTCTGATGTTTTCTCGGTATCTCGCCGTATTCGTGGATTTCCCGGAACAGAAAACGCTTTTTCATTTCGATGTGCGCCTGAAATTCGTCTCCGTCGAACGCGGCCTCGGCGATAGGTGGGATCAGATAACCACGATAAAATTTGTGTTGATGGTACGCGACGGAATCCTCCTCGATGCGGATCTCCCGGACTCCCCGCCGTCCCTCGTTTTTCTCGATCAGCTTCTGCAGCTCGGGAGGATTTGGATCGTTCAGGAAAACGATGTTGCCCCGCTGAACCTTGAAATGTGTTTCAATTGATTTCGTCATGTCCCAGCTTCCGATCTCGCTCCGCCTGCATTTCCCGCGCTATCTCATACGCAGTCTCAGGCAAACATTCGTCACATATCCAGCGATCCGGCAAAATCATAAATCCGTTCACAAACATAGCGTCCGTATCCTGAATGCGGCGAAACTCCAATTTCCCGCATTTTTGACAGCGAACATTGACTCCCTGTATGCAATTTTTCATCCCTCGCCTCCTTTTTATATCCCGTGTTTCCACACGTATTTTTTTACGGCTTTTGCTCGTTCTACCCATTCTCCCCACGTTTGAGATTTATTCATTTGACTCCAGAGATGGTTACAGCAATGATAGGGAAAATTTGAAATATTCAAAGGACATTGAGAACAGGAACCTTTATTTATGTAGTACTTTTGGCAATACGGACAATTCTCGGCAGTCCAATCCTCACCAATTTCATCATACATTTTAGTGATGCTAACCTCCTCCCCTTCCGGTTGAGTTTTCGCCCATGCCATCATCCGGTTGTAATGCCGGACAGTGCGGAGCATAAGGATTGTGTTAATTATTTTTCTAATCATCTTGCGCCTCCTTCAATTTTATTTCTCCTCTTGCACTTTTGTTATTTCAATTTTGGCTTTTCTGTTCCTATCCACCACCCGTCACAATCTTCTTGAAGGTAGCCAGCTTTGCATTTATCGGGACATTCTTGACATGGAAACAAGTCACCAATTTTACATCCACAATCCTCTGAATACAGTCCGCTATAACCGTTCTCGATGAGATATTTTGTAACAATTTCACAAACATTCATTCCTGCGCCTCCCTCAATTTAAATTGAAAATCCAACTTTTAAATATTTATCACCGATAGGGTAGAAAATGAACCCATAATATGAATCACAACAATTACCTTGTTTTTGTATAATATATTCATGATCAAATAATTCTGAATCAGACCGCTGTCTTTCTCCTGATGGGGTGTCTACTATCTCTGGAAAAAATATTTCACTATCCTCTTCTTTGGCTATTCTTATTATTTCGTTAAAAATTTCAGATAATTCATTAAGTTTCATCTCTGCGCCTCCAACAGTTTTATCTCCCCCCGCTTCCATGCCGCCTTGAAATCGTCACAGAGTTTCTGGAGGCGAAAGAGGTATGCGTCACGGGAATGATTGGTAGAGAAGCGGAGTATAAAATCAGCCTCATCAGCTTCCCGCCAACATCCTCGCAAATACAATCTCTCTTCATCCGACCATGGGAGATTTATGGAAGTAATCCCCATATCCCCGTTATCAAATATCTCTCCCTTATTCCTCAATCGCTCATCCATCTCCAAAACATGAAGGGCGAGCCTGCAGTTCCCCTTTGTTACTTTAATCTTGAATGGTATCATCTCTGCGCCTCCTCATATTTGTCTAAACTGAACTCAAAATTCCTGCACTCGTCAGCCTCGAAGCCGTAGTACCATGTGCAGGACTTACAGCCGTTTTCACTCCTCTCGCAATATTCCTCACGGAGCAATCCCAGCGCCCCGCAAAATTCCCGCTCGTTCCATGTCGGAACGTCCCCCGCCATATGGAGATCGTGATTCACAAGACAGACGTTCCGCGGATCGTCGATCAACCCTCTCCCATATTTTTTCAGGTTCGCCTTCGTCTGCGGAAATTTGTGGTGGCGGTCAATCTTCATTGGAACCTGCTGCTTGTATATCTGCTCATAATTTTATGATTCTCTCGGCACTCACGGCTTTGTGTAGTACTCGAAACGGAATTGCAAGACTATGGGTCACGTATCCGCGGTTGTGAGCTGGTATTGTGTCGCAGGTCCTATGCCATTCCATCTTGTTTTGGAGCCACGCCTTTCGGAGCATTTGCCAGTCATACAGCAAAACAGTTTCAGTTTTCATAAATGCGTACGCAAGATAATCTATAACGAGCTGTTTTTCGATCCACCCGATTTCTGTGTGGCCATCATCAAAAACGTGCTCATATTCCAGTAAAATATCATTGTAATTGTAATTTTTCCGTCTCTTTTTTTCATCGATATAGAGCACTCGTCCGCTTTTCAGATATATAATCCTGTCTATTCCCCTAAGCTGGCCTTCGCAATGCTGATCATATTTCATGCAATTTGCAAAATCAGGGAATGCCCTTCTGTAAACCTCTTTCCAAAATGGTTCATCGCTTGCGCTGTTCGAAAACTCAAGATCGGTTTTGAAATCATTCAACTTCGTTGCCATACGAAGCCCATCCCTCCCTTTTTTTTCTCGCAAATAACTCAATATATTTTCTTCCGGGATACATTGTTTCAATCATGCCATATACATGATCCGGCTTTTTACTGTGCACTTCGCGTGGTAATAAAAAAACAGAACTCGGGCGATTAGGGGGATCAGGGGTTCCGGGGTTTCCCTTTGTGGCTATCAGTAGTAACTCGTGTTGCTGCCTAACATAATACCCCATACCGATCCTGTCCTTAACCCATGCGAAATTCGTCCGGTAAACAAAACCCCATGAACCAATAACTTTCATTGCCTCCGATAGTTTCGGGTTGGTAGCCCAGAGAAAAAGAATACTGTCATCATGCGCTATTGATCCGATATTAAGCTCACAAATTTCATCTATGCTCATAGTCGGATAATGATTTTCTATTTCCCTTGAAATTGAAACAGAATGCTCGTATCGCCACGGAGGATCGGCGTAAATCACATGATATTTTTCGGTTGGCAGTGGTATCCATTCACGCCTGTCTGTCGCGCCTTTTCTTAGCTCCCGCTCCACTTTCGCCGGAGTGATAACATCCCCTCTATTGGCAATTTTTTCCTGTACCTCGACTATTTTCTCTATCGGTGTCTCCGATATAAGCCGGGCACGGGAGGAGGAGTGCGGATCGATATTGGCAAGTTTCTCCTCTTGCAACTTGCCACCGGTATACTGGTTGCCCCTATCCCCCCCGTGCGGAAAATTATCGTTGAGCCACCTCCCTTTCTTTTGCTCGATCTCTATGCGAAATTTGCCAATATCGTTTTGACGCTCGAAGCTAATTTTCTCCCGTCTGGCAAACTCTGCAATAGCAGCCGTCGCGCTGTCTATTTTCCCGATCTCGTCGAACGTCTCAGCGATAGCAAGCGCATAGCGAAACGATTCTATTTTCTGTAATTCACTGCTCATTTATTTCCACCATGCGTAATTTTCATAGCTCCTCTTGCTCCTCCAGCACCCACCGAAGCGCCTCAGCAAAATGAGTTACCCTCGCCATGTACGGCGACCACGGAGAGCCGGAATCCAAAAATTTTTCCAGCTCCACGATTTTTCCCCGTATCTCTGTTTCGCTCCTCATTCCCCCCTCCTCACAACATCGTATCTGGCATGACATCGAGCGCATTCAATCATGCCGTTGCCGAGATAGAAAAACAGGCGACTATCGCAGGCGAAACATTCCCGATAGTGCCCATTCCCGTTTTGGAATGGAACGAGAATGCCTCCAGTCTCCTCGGAGAAATCCTCTTCGGTGCCCTCTTCCGGTTCACTGATAATGCTGTCCTCGTCGAAATCATCCTCGATGTAATGGATTTTCACCGTATGTCCGCTCAGCTCATCGTCATCGGGAATTTCATCGACATTCATCCCGCCGGCCCGACAATTCGGACAGAGACCGTCCTGCTCGCCGAGCTCGGCACGGGGAAACAGTTTCCCACAACCGGAACAGCGTTTTCGCCTCTTCCGTGTTGTCCATGCGCGTTGTTTTCTCTCCTTGACTTCCTCGCTCATTGCCTTCTCCTCCTTTTCGTGTTTTATTCTCGCTTCAACCAGAGTCCTCCGAGCGAGCGACTTCGCAACACTCTCGCTGGTGGGATACTCTGTTTTCGGATATAAGAGCTTCACAACATCTCCTTTAGGCGTCGCACGATCCGGTACGTGGCGTAGGCGACGATAACATTTGCGCCCGCGAGCACGTTCGCCTCCACAACCTGCCACATGACGCCATTGAATTTTCTGAAAAAACAGTGTGCGTCAACAAACAGGAATTCAATTATAGCGTCCACGGGTTATCTCCCTCCTGTTGCGCTCAATGTCGGCGTGGAAACGCTCACCGCGTATGCGCCACATGAGGTATCCGGCGCAGGAATAGAAAAGCCAGAGCCAGACAAGCACCAGAGCGAAAATGAGAATTTCAGATAGTGTCATTTCTCCCTCACTTTCAACATGGCATCGGCCATTTCGTAAGACCAACATGCTATTTTCTTGTCCGATGTAGTTTCAGGACATTTACTCAAGTACGCATTCATCGCCATAGCTGCGAAATAGTCACGGAGAGTCATGCCGTGAAACTCGACGGGCGCACTGTCTTCCGGCGCTACACCCATGAGCGGAAATGCTGGTATATCTTTCATGCTCCCTCCTCCAACACCCGCACCGACCACGCCGGACGGGTGAAAATAATGTGCTTGCTATATACAAATTTAAAATCCCGCTTGTCTGAACCCACCTGGAGAACTTTGACATTGCGGAGAATTTCCCCTGTTGGTAGTAATTCGACTGAGACTATATCACCGCGTTTCATAATATTAATTCCTCCCGAATATCAAGTTTTCTGCTCTTACACTTCGGACAACGCTCATATTTTTTTGTAGACCGCCAAGTGTGCCAACAGGAGAGACAACAATAGTCATATCGTTTCGTCATGCTCCGTGCTCCTCAATGTATTGACGGACAAGTTTCGCTCGCTTCACCCAGGTGCCCCATGTTTTGGCGTCGATCATTTTTCCATATAATTTTCCACAGCAAACAGTTGGACCAAGCGGACATTGCAAGCAATCATAGCCATATTCTACACAGTAAGAACATTTAGCGGGCCCAGCCCATTCCCCAATATATGATGCCATTTTTACATGAGATGGCTTTCCCCTTTTCGGCTGTTTCTCCGCCCATGCTATCATCCTGTCGTAATGAGCAAGAGCTTCTTTCTGTAATTGCTTGTTTGTTCTCATGGCTTCACCTCGTGAAATTCCAATATCCACACAAAGGGGTTTGACTCCCAATTTCCGTTTATGACCGTCCATAACTCTCGAAACGCATCGCGACAAGTCACGCCTTCCCGTATCGCATCCTGCTCCGAGATGTCCTGCAAAAGCTCAACGCGGATGTTGTCTATTTCGAGGAGAATGCGAGAATATTTTCGTGGCATGAAAATTGATGGTGTCCATTTTACCTCGGCATCCGGCATGTCGGCTCGGTAAATCGGTTTTCCATGATATCTATGGCAAGAGCAATCATCATAACAGGTGCATTCCTCAAATGAGTTGTATATACGGAAAGTTTCCCGCACCCACAGACGATCACCTGCCTCGCCGTAGGGGCAATTTTCAGCCATGTTTTTTTGCTCAGGGAGATAATCCGGCTGGGGCTTGATCACCCGTCTCGTTTGCGTTTTTGTGCCGGCACGAATAGCCTGCACCATTTCGGCGCTGAATATTATCGGACGCTCTTTCACAGCGGCAACCCTATATCCTCGAATTTTACCGCGCGGCCCTGGCGGGTATCGCCGATCTCCTCGATCTGCTGATCTCGTCTTTCTTCGGGTACGAGATCAGAAACACGCTCACCATGCTCAATTGCCTTTTTCGTCTTCTCGCACTTTTTGAGAATGTCCTCCTCGCGGTATCCGAGATCGCGGTACGCCCAGTAGTGATAGAGCACCTTCCCCCATTCGTGCAGTATGTTTCGCTCAGCAGCGCTGCGATCACAGCCGTCCTTTCCCCAGATGTAATTCAGGACGCGGAGAAGTTTTTCGACGCTCCAGTGTTTCGTCTCGTCAACGACACGGGCAAGGGGAGACTTCCCCAACTTGCCTCTCTCCTCTCTCGCCGTGCCCCCCCACCATGTTTTTATGTCCGGTAACGACGGGAAAGTTTTATATTTATGGTTTTCTTTAATGGCATTGTATAGCGCCTCAAGTTGTAAATCACCCATCTCCATTCTCTCACACCATTCTCGCAGATCGTCAGCGTCAATGGGGGTGAAGTTCTTTGGATATTTCTCACACATATTTGCGATGAATTGATCTATATTCATTTTGCCATACCCTTCTCTTTCAAATATTTCAAAACCTTCGATCTGTCTTTGTCGCAGAAATTGCCAATCGGATCAGCCTCGGAAACGAAATTCGGTATCGCATTTTTGCGCCCTATGAAGTCCCAAAATGACCACCGGTAGTGAAAAAAATCGCTTCTCTCGAGCACCTCGCTGTAGTTTTTCATTGCTTCACGAATTTTTTCGGTGCCCCAAAATTCAATATTTTCCCTATGCCGTTTTTCAACGTATCGAATTGCAACTTCGGGTTGGTGTATGCGTATTTCGAGGGAGTTCCAGTATTCGAGGAGATCGACAATATATTTATTATTTTCTTTTTCTTTTTCTTTTTCTTTTTCTTTTTGGGGTCGCTCTGGAAAATAGGGTATCGATAGGGTATTGATAGGGTATTCCAAAAACTGAATTAATGACCGATCCTTGACTTTTTCAAGCTCATTTATTATACATTTTTGGACGGTTGGTGAGTTTGTATAGTTGTATCGAGGCCAATTTTTTATGGCAATTTCTTTAGTGTCCGGGTTATATTTTATTTTTTTGTGCACCGTCTCAAATCTGTTGATCATGTTATTTATCGTATCCTTGTTATATCCGGTTTCCGTTTCCATGTGCTTATATGATATTTCGTATATTCCACATTGACTCGTGTGCGGGTTGGTGAGCAAGTAAGTGTAAAAATATCTGTCTTCAGGTGTGAACTCATCAATGATATCAACATCAGTCCAGAACGATGTTTGTAAATATCGATATTTAGCCTCTGCCATCTCACAATTCCTTATGCGACATAATCTGTATTTTGTATAGTTTCGTTAAGGTTTTTCAAAGTCCTCAATTTCAAATTTCATTTCACTGAAAAAAAATATTTATGATTGCGGGCGGGCAAATGTCGCCCGCCGAATAGTACTTTTCCAGAACCTGATTACCTCCTTTGTGAATTTTTTTAGCGGGCGGAGGCTGGGGGCAAGTGAGAGAATCCCCCAGCTTGTTGCCTATGGTGAGTTTAGGCATGGACACCGCCCTTGTCAGTCTTTCCTGATAGTCATTCGCGGTGGCTTGACGAAAACGGACATTTAGGATCTCCACCCTTACCAGAAAATTTTAATTTACAGCCCTCACGGGCATTGGCCGGCGAGAGGAATTGAACCCCCAACAAACTGATTACAAATCAGTCGCTCTACCAGTTGAGCTACACCGGCTTTTCGGGCAGCCGGGGAATTGAACCCCGGCTGTGCTTTGTGGATTAGCCAGGTTGCCGGATTCAACCTGCCCATTATTCCCCTCCCCTTCCCGACTGCTGTATACCGCAGTCAGCTGGCTTCCTCAGCCGTTCGGCTTCCGCCAGCTCCTGATCGCGACGCTTGTAATAATCCCGATCTTTAAGGTATCCCCGCCCCATGATATGTTCATTCATGCGGTGGAGTTCTGCGTAATTTGGCCTAAAATGGTACATCATCGCCCCCCCGTCGGCACGGCACTATCGTCGAACGGATTGTAGGACTCGAACGGACTGTAGGACGATACTGCTTCAGTTTTTTTCCGTGGCACACTCCAGATAATGTTGTAGTCCGGGGAATTCGCCGATTTTTTCTCCTTCGCCTTGAATAAAGCGAAATTGATTGTTAGTAATGGTACCTGAATTTGACAGGACAGATACGACTGCCCATCCTGTGTCTGTTTGATCCAACAAGCTCCGATCTGCACTATATTGCCCTCCTGAATTGAGTTTTCACGACTTCCTGAATGTCGCAGCCGTCAAGTTTTGCGATCCCCTGGAGTTTGATAAATTGCTTCAACTTGCTCTCGTTTATCACCGCCACGTTCGCGGGGATCCGCCCCTCGGCAATGCCCCTGAATATCGCCATCGGATCGGTGACACGGATATCAACGTCTTTTTTCTGCGAGATGGTTCCGGCGTCGGTGTGTGTCGTTTTCTCGATGGTAGGTTCGACGATGGCCGGTGCGACAAAGATGTCGTCAATTTTCTCGCGAAGTTCCTCGGCCTTTTCGGCGTTTCCGGACTCCTCGGCCTTTTCGGCACGGCGCTCAAGTTTTGCCTTCTCCCGATCCTCTTTCGCCTTGCGCTCTGCGTCGAGCTTGCGCTGCTCTTCCTGGCGCTTCCGCTCCTGCTCGGTGAGATATGCGGAAATGCGCTGTTGCGCAACTCGGCGGCGATCCTCGACCGGCTTCAGCATCTCCTTCTCCCTCTGCGTGATCGCTTTGTGGGCCTGAAATGCTTTTTCTTTCGGCTCTTTCCAGTATTTTTTGATTTTCTTGATCAGGTCGTCCAGCGATATCACCACCCGCCCGGCCTCCTCAAATGTTTCGGGAGAATTGACGACGAGCGCCTGAATCTGCTCATCGGCCTTCACGATCTCCTGTTTCAATTCTTGCTCTTCCATGCGTCCTCCTTTTACGTCGATTTCATGTACAATTCGATTGCCTGTTCGAGCTTGAATTTCTGCAAACAGGCGAGAAATATTTCCTCGGCTCTCGGATCGTACACGTTTCGGGATTTGAATTTCCCATTTTGCTCCCAGACTATGATCCATGTTTTCGTTTTCGCGATCCCCCTCTCTCGGGCGAGGATCGAATACCCTGCCAATTGCAGGGAATGGATTTTCACATTGCCGAAATTTCTCTTGAGATCGACAATGGCCTTTTTGAATATCATGTCGGGCTGCCCGACGAACAGGCGTTTTGAGGAAACCATTAATTCCTCATACGTGATCAGTTCTCCGAGGATCGGGCTATTCTCCCTCAGCCACTTGTCGAACGCGATCAGATACGGATCGTCATAGGTGTCGCCGGTGTCGAAATACAGTTTCACCATCGCGTGATTCTCAACACCGTCGAGCCTCGCGTTCTCAAGCTGCTCGGGCGTGCAATAGAATTCAGGACGCGGTATGATGTCCGTCACGTGCGGAAGATTTTTCCCCTCGTGTATGTATGTCCGATCAGCTTGCATTCGCATTCCTGCCATCGACTATTTTCTGGATCTCGTGCAAGATTTTTCTCTCATCCCATCCGAATTTCTCGCAGAACATATGTGCAGCCTTGACGCCGTACCCGAGAATGCGGAGCCCCTCCTGTGCGTCGGGAGAAAGGGCATTGAGTTTTTCCCGCATGGCGCCCGTATCGCCGCTGCCGACATCTGCGGCATCGGTATCCTCATCGCCAGTAACAATCCCGAAAGCGTCCATGAATGCATACCGGACGGCAAACGTCCGCGCGGCCGCCCATTTCTGCGGTGCCGTCATGTATGCCTCGGGATCGACGGGCGCGGCGAAACTGCTTTTTTTCGAGTGCCCGGCAACATGAAACACAATCACCGTTGCCATAATGCCGCCGTCAACGCGCGATGTCTCGATATCATAGGAGAGATTGTGCTTGCCGATATACGGCTGCACCTGTTTCATAATTTCGTCGATTGTTGCATATTTGTATCTGAGTCCGCCCCCCTTCTCGGGCTTGTTCATCACCGACTTTTGCTTTTTTATCACCGGTAGTTCGGCCTGAAACGCGCTCATCGCCTCGCGGAATTGTCGTTCGGCATCCTCGCGGACTATTCGCTCCCGCATGTTCAGAAGTTTTTCCAGTACTGCGACATCCATGCCCTTCTCGATAGCGGTTGCGATTAATGCTTGCGGATCGAATTTCTGGATTTTGGTTTTTGCAGGTGGCTTTGCTTTCGGCTTCGCCACCGCCGTAGTTATGTTTTTCTTTTCAGCCATTGCGATCTCCTGTACTGCTTATCCCCCCATTGAGGTAATTAACCCTGCTTGCGGCTGCGCTGGGGCTTTCGTGATCTGACTCTGGCTCAAATCGCCCATCGGGCTTATAAAAACCAACTGTCCAGAGCTTTGGCTCGGTTTGAATGTAGACGTACATTGCTTACCTCCCTGATATTTTTTCATACATCTCCTGCAGGAGCTTTGCGACCGACTCCTGACAGAGTTCGGGCATGGGGCCCTGATCGGTTTTCATGAGACGTTTTCCGTTGATCGGTTTGGTCCCGCCCTTCTTCGGGCGATACAGGAATTTCCCGTGATCGCCGAAAAATATTTCATACCCATCGGCCTCAGCTATTTTCGATACCGTTATCATTACGTTCCTCCCTCTTAATTATTTTATTCAATGCCTGTATTATCGCCTCTTCCATCTCTCTTTCGAGGCGAAGGGATTCAATAAGGGCTGTTATCATTGCTTTCTCCTGTGTACGGCGTGGTAGTTGCCATCGGGATCCCGCTCGTAAACGATACCCCGACTGTTGTGCTGTTTTTCTATGCGAGAGATTGCGTCAAATAGCTCCCGGACGGCCTTCCTCTCGCCGTTTTTTTCAAGTTCCCGCATTTTGACGGGATCGGGCTTTATCGGGTAGTTTTTAGGCATTTTATTCATTTCCAATGGTATTCATCGTTTTTCAAAATCACGTCGTCATATGCAGTCAGGTGAAGTCAGTTGCAGTCCCAGAGATACCGTTTGTCGTCATTTGTCGTCATTCGTCAACGTCCGAGACTAAAATTTCCTGTTTGCCCTTTAACCACTCAACAACCGATGGTTCGTGGTAAACAACCTTGTCACCGAGCTTTATGAACGGCAACCCTTCTACTGTCCTTAGTCGATAGAGTTTCGACTTGCTTATTTCGAGAAATTTGACGAGTGTTTCCTCTGTTATGAATTCGTTCAGGCTTTTCGCCACCGCTCCCTCCTGCCGGCTTGATGTCTATGTATTCACCCCGGTACTCCTCCCGTGTGAGGGCTTCCGATATTAGCTTCAGTGGATTGATTTCGTTGTGAGGTATTCTGCGACGTTTGAGTTCAAATTGAAGCTGGTTGAGCCGGATCTCCTCATCATGCGCATCGCAGGTAAGCTGCAGTCGTTTTGCTGATTGGTATATTGTTTGCTCGAAGAAATACGCCTGGTGGACGTATTCAATACCATTCGCTTTCAGGAATTCATCAGTTGCAATAATGGCGATCCGGCGTGCATCGGAATCAGAGGTAGGCCGAGCACTCAACCTGACAGATGCAAGCGATATTGATTGCATTAATTGGCCTCGGCACGCTGCTTATATGTCTCAATCATATCATGAAATATGTCGCCGATGGTTCGCCTTCGCTCCCGCGATTTTTCTTCTTGAACTATTCGCTCAAATTCGTTTTTGTCGGTAGGGAGAACATAAAGGGAAAGACTTGTTTTATCCATTTTTAACCCTCTTAACACTTTGTTAATGTCTTAACTTATGTGTTAATGTAATTACAAACTGTTAATTCGTCAACAATTTTTTTTAACAAAACGTTAATTTTTTTGTTTTCCGATGTGCATATCATTATTATATATGTTGCATGGATTACGGAGAGAGACTTAAAGAGATTATTGACGAAAGCGGGCTCAGTCCTGCAGAGGTTGCCAGAAGGATTGGAGTTACCCCTGCAAACATATCTCAATTAACTGCAAAAAGTTATCCACTGCTTAGAAAAATAGAGCTAATCTGCAAGGCTATCGATAAAGACGTATGGGAATTTTTTATAGATAAAAAGGAGTTAAGCAAAATATATAATATACCCGAAGAATATTTAAATCTTGTAAAAACGATACAGGAATTTGAGCCTCAAATAAGATACGAACTTTTGGAATTATTTGAAAGACAAATAGAATTGTTAATTAATTACAAGCAAAAGGAGATAAATCAATGAGTATAATTTTATTAACTCTCGGTTTGGCTGTTGGACTTTTCGGTTTCCTGGTTTTGCTTAGAGCGGAAAGCGCGATTCATGAAATTGAATCATTTATCCTATTTCTGATAAGTGCTGTGTTTATCTCTGGGGCAGCTATTGCCGATGGCCTTAAATCGTTATTAAAGAAGGGCTAATTTTTAGTTTCAAGAATTTTTGATAATGTCTTCAATTTTTTGATGATTCTGGCAAGAATCTCCTTCTCTTTATCTTCCATCACCGCACCCCGATCTTTTTTTTCTGACAGATTGTTTCATTGGTTTTTTCTTCAGTCAATTTTTATTATCCAGTTGAAATCAAAAAGTGTTTGACGTATACTGTAGAGTGAGTTCATATCCTCCAGATCGGGATTATGTCTCATAATGAATTAAAAAAATATCAACCCATTTACAACTCTATCTTTACCGTCACACCACAAACAGTATTTATACCACACTCATCATCACACGACACAAACCAGTCACGAGTGCTTTTTTTAACATACACGTCAACCTGTTTGCCGTCATACACCACCACGTTGACAAAATAGTTGACACGCCCGTGTGTTGACGTAAAAGAATACTCCCAATCTCCAAAACTTTTCGTTATGGCCTGTTCTGTTTCATCTTCGTCAAGATAACGAATTTCTGCGTTTTGCGTCTCGCCGGAAACCAGGTAATACACGGTGAAAGTATCTTCTTCGAAATACTCGCACCCCGCAATGAAAAACAATGCGATACATGCAGTAAAAATTATTTTTTTCATGATTCTCTCCTTTTAAAATTAAAATATTAATTTTCCCCTTACGCGGCAACAAAAAATTGCAGTTCCGGGGAAATGCGGGAAAAAACCAGATCCTCGCACTCTGGGATCAGAGTTCGGAAATCGTCCCATTCGTGGAGGTTGTTGTGAAATTTCCGAACTTTTTGGGCGTGATCAATGAGTTCGGGGATGAGGATTATTGAGAAGGGCTTCCGCCAGGCGACGGAGGCCCGCTCGTTTTCAATGGTGACGTGGGTCGCCATGATGGGGAGAAGTTCCGCCTTCTCCTCGGGTGTGCTGTTCTGCCAGAGTGCGGGGAATTTCTGAATCTGATCGACTATGTCCGCAGATTTGAGTATGAATTTCGCCTTATCGAGCTCTGCCCGTTTTCGGTTTTCCTGCAGGCGTGAGATTTCCCTTCTGTAGAGATCCACTTTCCGGGTCAGCGATTCGCGGTCAACATCGCCATCGACATAAAGATCGAGCAGCCTGTCAATCCGCACGCGGATTTTGGAGATCTGCCGGTTCACGGCGCCGATGACATGCCTGTTTCCCTGCTCCTGCTCCTGTACCGACTCGCGGAAAAGCTCCTTGATGTACTCCGCGAAATTCGGGGAAAATTGTATTGATTCAATATCGGCATCAATCCAGCGAAATATATCCTCTTGGCGAAACGAGGCCCCGTTGAATCGGTTGGTGTAGTAGATATATTTATTTTTCTTTACCTCTCCGGTTAAGGTTTTTCCCTGACATTGCAAGAGCCCCGCGAGGAGGAATTCGTAATTGCGCTTCCGGGTCCCGGTATATTTCATGTCCAGCCGGCACCGACGGGAGTAGTATCTCTCGGCAGGGTAAAAGGCCTGGTGAACACCCTCGAATATTTCCCCCCGGTATTCGAACATGCCGCAATACACGGGTGACGATAAGAGCCGGTGGGTAATCGACTTATGCCAGGGGCGGCCGGTGCTGGTGCAATACCCGCGCTGATTCATTCTGTCCGTCATTTCGGCAACGGAGATTTTCTCGTTGTCGAACGTATCGAAAAGATAACGGAGCATTTCCTCTGTCTCGGGATCGATCATGTGTCGCTTCGTGTCCCTGTCATAGGTATATCCGAGAGATCGCCCGGGCATGATGCCATGCCTTACCTTGTGCCGATGTACCTCGCGCATGTCGTGGGAGAGCTTGTCCGAGAGCTGCTTCGCAACGGCTATCTCGATACCGAGGATGAAACGGTCGTTGTGATTGCTATCGGCATTGAGCATTTTATTGTTCTGGTAGAAGTGGACGTGAAAACCCTCCTCGTCGATAAGCTGCTCGATGAGGACCAGATCGGCGTAATTCCGCGACATCCGATCAACGTTTTTGAATATCAGGTGGCGGACTCCAAAATTCCGCGCGGCCTCGATCATCTCCCGGAACATCTTCCGTCGCTCCGAGGATCGCGCACTCTCGGCAACAGTGAAAAAATGGACGATCTCGATACCGGCTCTCTGTGCATATTGCTCGGCCTGTGTCTCCTGGTAGGCGAGGGATATCCCCTCCTCCGCCTGAGAGGACGTGGAAACGCGGTCGTATGCGAACGCGGGGACTGATGCTGAATTGATTTTTCGCTGAATATCGGCGGGATTCATGCGTTCATGATTGCCCAATATCGGCAAAAGTCAAGAAAAAAACGCCCGCACGGAGCGGGCACATCTTCAGCAAAACAATTTTTCCGATTCCCCGACAACATCCTCAGATTTCCAGTCCGCCTTAATCTGGCGGAGAAGTACATATACCTGAAACTCCGTTAGCGATTCTATTTTCTCCCGAAATTCAGGGGGAAATTCCGATCCCTGCTCCAACCGGAAATAGTCCTCCAGCTCGTGCAGGAGCATTTGCCGGGCTGAGAACTGCGAGAAATCCATCAACCACGTATTCGTTATGTCAACAAGAGCACCGATTTCGTCCCGGTTGAACACGCCCTTCAGCTCCAGCAGGGTGTTGCGGAACATGTTCAGGCATTCCGAGACGAATGCCCCGCCGATGTGGTGATCCGCCCCCTCGGGGAAAACGGAGCGGAATCTCTCGTATTGATTTTCGGACAGTCGAAATGTTATTTTTTTCTCGTTCATTTTTATCTCCTCTTTAGTTTTCCTTTTTCAGGGAATTTGCCCACCGTGCCTTGAAGCGTACTATCGACAACACGGCGGCGGGCTGCATAAATCATTTCTCGCATATCCAATCAGACAATTTTGTTTGCGAAAGAATGCGCTCGAAGTCAATGAGTGTTTCCTCTTCATACAGCATAGCGTCAAAATCATTTCGACATTCCTCGCACTCCACAAAATGTTCTGCAATTTTTCTGAGCATTTCTTCGGTTTCCTCCCGGAGGTCGGAATTTGCCCAGTTGTTCTCATTTTCATGGCTTACGGCGGCGATAAATTCCTGTGCATTCATCTCTTTCTCCTCTCTTTATTTCCCCTTTTGGGGATGCGCCCGGCCGAGGAATTGAACCCCAGCGAGTGCCAGCGGGCGGGGGTGCTAAATAATTTCTTTCAATTCTTGTATTTCCGATGGTGATAATTGTGAATTGATTTCCCTTGCAACATTATGTGTAATTCTACTATCTTTTGGTGGCATCAGGTCACACAGTTTCCTCCATGCTGTGCAACCACCATCAAACGTCCATTGTGCGTGAGCTTCTTTGATTTCCCTTATTGTTAGTTTCATCTCTTTTCTCCTCTCTTTAATTTGCTCTTTCGAGCATGCGCCCGGCTGGGGAATTGAACCCCAGCGAGTGCCAGCGGGCGGGGTGCTATTTAATTGTTGCCTTGATTTCTCCCTCAACAGCATAAGGGATTAGTCGCTCTTCAATAAAATATCCCAATTCTTCTTTTATGCCATTGGCGGTTAATCCGTCATCAATCCATATTTGGTCAACTTCTATCTCGATACTAAATTTAAATTTCATTCTCTCTCTCCTCTTTTTTATTTCCCCTTTCGGGGATGCGCCCATGTTATACTCCTCTTGGGTGATCTCTTTGCACGCAACCAAGAGTGGTTCTCCATCGGCACCATGCCAAGGGAGCAGGTAGCCAGTAAGATATATGATGTCTCCGCCGTTAATCGCTTCATAGAGGGTGTTGGTCTTTTCACCGCCCTTAACTTGCATAACTGATATTCCCTTCTCCGGTCGATCATCTCTATAATTGTAGCTCATTTCACCGTTGATCTTACCATATCTCCAAGCCTTGACTTTTTGCGGTATATCGTATTCCCTGATCCCGCATTCGCAAAACATGTAATAGGCATGTGTCCATTGCCTCATGTCTTGGTAGAGTTCATCATCCATATTGATTGCGGTCTCGTAATCGCCATTATAGAGTTCTCTGATTTTTTGTCCAACTTGGTAGGCTTCCTTCAGGCTATCTGCTTTCATTCTCCCTCTCTCTCTCGTTCTGATAAATATAATATACTGAATTGTCACAAATTTGTCAAGTATTTTTCAAGAAAAAATGGCAAAAAAAGGGTAAAAAATTTTATAACGGACGTATAGTAAAATCATGTTTAGTATTCAAAAAAATGCCCCGCGGAAAGGCGAGGCAGCAGGCGCCCGGAGTTACCGGACGCAAAAGGAGATTCGCAATGAAAGAACTATAATATCAGGGGCAGCAGCACCGGCGCAACGGCAGGAGCAATCCATATTATCACGGCGGCCGCGGCGGCACCCAGTCCGAACGCCTTAGCACGATCAACCTGTTTGTTTCTCGTGTCCCGTATATCGTATTTGACGTCGATAGTCTGTTCCGTCAATTTGCACCCGTCGCTCGCGGTGATGGTGATCCGGCGGCTCTCCTCCGACTCCACGCGGTATTCGATAGCAATAGGCGATTCGGTGCACTCGCGGAGATCCTCTATACCCATCGCCTCGGGGGATTTGATATATTTCGTCACAGTGTGTATTTTCTCCACCTCTTTGATTTTCACCTGCACTTCGGTTTTCACCTCCGCCCGCGGAAACAGGAGATACGCCCCCGCAGCGAGGAGGAATAGAATTGTTATCACGGCTGAGTATATTTTCATCTCTCCATCTCTCATCTCAAGCATTCAATATGTGAGCCTATCAGCTTTTCATTGTTCATAAATAGCAACATCACTATGTCATATTTGGATGCAAGCATAATGCTCCCCATAAACGGATCGTATCGCTTCGTCATCGTTTTGCTGCGCTGCCAGTACAATACATGAATGTGTATCACAATATCATCCGGTTTTTCACCGAATAGAATTTGCCTTTTAATTCCCATGTATCCGGTGTGAAATTTTCGCGAGTTGGTAGTCGCAGGAATTCCGAAATATGTCACCAGTGCGCCAAGCACCGAGTGGATATCGCTCGGTTGTTTCCCGTCCAGGTAAGGGGCAAGCACCCTGAGGAATTTCTTAAACTGTTGAGTGGCTTCCCACTCCTGTTGTGCTCTCATGTCCTGCACAATTTTAACAGCCTCTTCCTCTTTCATGGTGCAGCATTTCGGCTCCAAAATGAGTACGCCAAATAATAGAAATATAAATGTATACGATAAAACTCTTTTCGCCTTCATGGTAATCCTCCTAAAAGTATTGCAATACGGCTGCTCCATGTCGGCGGCGTTGCGGGATGGAGGCTTTTCTCGTAATAGCGAGTTACCCTATTACACCATCTCCAGTTTCTATATTTCCATCGTTTATTATAATGTCCTGCATTATACATCCTCACGGCTTCGCGATACCGTTTTACGTGCTGTTTCGAATAGTCAGTCTTTGAATTTGCGCCCACCCATCGATGAGCCCTCTGCCATGCTTCGAGGAAATATCCAATGCCCTCCCGAATATTTGTATTGAGTTCAAAAGGATTCTCGCCCCTGCTGAAATGATACGGCATAACCTGCATGAGCCCCCTGGCGCCGGCACGAGAAACAGCACGCAGAGTAAATTCACTCTCCCCCTGGATAAGTGCATACACCATGCCGGGAGTGAGTTTATGTGTTTTCCCTACATTTTGAAGTTTGCATTCTCGGACTGTGATCCGGTGGATCTGTCTGGTGAGTTTCGGGTATTGTTTTCGGAGTACGGCAAATTCGCTGTGGTGGTGGCCTATGGTCACGGTTGCAGAAAAGGCGCAGATGAGGAATGAGAGCGTATATATCATTTTTGACATTTCCTGCGTTTTCTCTCCTGAAAATATATGACAGCAGTCAGGCCGATCAGAATCAGGAGGATAACTATGTCATTCTCGACGACGCGCACGATTCCTCCGGCAGGCGATGAAAAAACATGCTGTCATGATTATGATCGCCCCTACCCCGATCAGGGTTTTGAAGCCTTCAGTCACCCTGCCCCAGAATGACAGAGATCGGCGATCTCTTGTGAAACTCGAATCCATCATATTTCAAATCTATCTCCGCGAGAAACATGAGTATCAGTCCAATCAGGAATAGATACCTCCAAAAATATTTGCTCTTTATGGCTGTATGGATGCCGTCAAATATCGGTTTGATTTTCATGCCGTACCCCCAATAATTTCATAGCTCTCATTCCTGTCCTGAAACACATATATATCCCTGCGCTCGAATTCGGCGTCGAGGCGGGACCAGTCGAACGCTAGACCCGGACAGCTTTTCGGCGATCCGCTGTATATCTGTTTCGTGGCGCTGTGACTGCGGATAATATTCACCTCCGGGAAGTCCTTCATTAATTTGTCGAATATGAGATAGAATAGAGACTTGTACTGCTCGTCAGTGTAGAATCCATTGTTGTGGAGATTCGGATTCAGGAGCTCGATGCCGATAGTCACCTCGTCGTGCTTCCCGGATGAGGAATGATATACCCACCGTTTCGGGTGAATGATTTCGATGATTTTCCCGTCACGCTCGACGAGATAATGAAACAGGGCGATCCCCCGGACATAGAGGCTTGAGCGCCCGCCATTCAGGACGTACTGATACGTCCCGCCTCCGCCCGTGCCGTGAATGATTATCTCCGATACCGGCTTCTCTCTGGCGAAACCCCTGTGCCATTTCTCACGGATTTTTTCGTCTACAACTATTTCCATCTCTCATCTCCGCGTATTTTGTCGCCATTATCGAGGCGAGGTTGATCATGTGGTAGAGGCAATCGAGGTTGAACCCGTTGCAGTCCGCCGGGCACATATCACAGATCGTCTTGTGCAGCACCCGAAAATATTCCTGCGTGGATTCCCTCATGATTATGTCTCATAGATGATCATTTTTTTTGCCCATTCCGGCGCCCATCCTGATATCCTATCAGCGTGTTGACGCTTTCAGACAACCGATCCAGCCTCTCAAATATTTTACCGATATTTTCGTTTACGTGCTCCAGGCTTTTTTCGATATTTCTCTGGCACAACGAAAACGTTTTCTCCTGAGAGTTCACCCTACCCTCAAGCCGGATCGCCCAGATCACCATGCCGGCAACCGCGCTCCCTATCACGATATATGCGTCTATCCCCACTTTATCGCCTCCAATTCGGTTTCGTTTTTCGCGGCGTCTGACTGTGCGATGAGTGCCGATTCGATACTCTCCGCGTTCCCCCCATCGATGAGAGGTTTCAGGAGCCGATACAACCTCTCCGCCTGCGTGCGTTCGTTTTTGATTTCTTGTTTTTTCTCAACCTTCCGCACGCCGAGCGTGTATATTTGCTCCTCGGTTTTCAGGGCTGGAATTTTTTTCTTGCTGTCCCATGTGTAGCGGGGATAGCCCTCCTCGGTTTTCATTCCATCGGGAAACATTTCATTTTTCGGGAAATGCCTCGGAGCGTTCTCATTGATGCAGATGTCGCCCTGAACCGGCTTCTCGAATTTGTCCGAGAATCCGTGAGTGATGTTTTTTTCGGCGTCGATTCGAATATAATGTTTCGTCATGATTCCTCCTATATTTCGGCGTCAGCGGTATATAGATATTCCACGTTCCTTGTTGTTACCGCTCCCGACGAAGCTCCATATATCCCGAACCCCCTACTCCCCTCCCTGTATACCGTGGCCGCCTGTCCATTCGTGCCGCAAATTGTCACCTTGTCAATTGTTCCGGCCAGATCGTAGGCATGAATCGTTGGTGTCGTTCTCATTCTCACGGAAAATGTCTCATCACACCCGACCGTACAAGCTGAGTTCGCAACCGCAGTAACATAATTGAATTTCTGCCCCACGTTCGTAGCCGTTCCGGGAGCGGTTTCGATATTGTGCCCCTTGCAAAAATACCTCTGGCACAACGCAATCTCCTCCTCAAATTGCCTCGGGCAGTAGTCGAGAACGGTCGAGCCCTCGTTCATCTGTACCTGCGCAATGAACAGCTCATCGTTCGCCGCCGCGTCGGTATCGTCCACCCAGATAAACAGGGCGAGATTCGTCATTCCCGCGGTATCGATAGAAATGTTGTTGATATTGTATTTCGTCCAGTCGGTATCGATAGCGATATCTGCCGGTACATTTTCAAGAGTCCAGTTTGCCACCGGCGTGATATTCGCTCCCTCGGCGTTCCACGCGGAAACAATATCCGACGTGGGAGAATCCGCCGCTCCATCCCACGAAAGAACGGCACATCGTAAATTTTCTATCAGCTTCGCCGCCGTCGTTTTCGCCTGAAATGATACGGACACCGATTTGCCGGAAAACGGAACAGAATTTTTGCTCTCAAGGATTTGCAGATGTCCGAATTTTTTGTTCGCCGTCGCGACGAGAAATTTCACGGAAAAATTCGATCCCTCCGGCGCGTCGGTGGATTGAGATACATCAACAATATCATTCCCATCGGAGAGGAGAACCCACCTGTCAATCAGGTAGGTGTCATCGTCATTCGCCGGTGTCGTCGCCGCCGTAAATTCCGCCGATCCGCTCGCCCCCCGCTGGGCGATTGCGCCATCGGGATTGATTATTGCCTGCCGGAAAAGGCCGGCGTTTCCAGAATTTGCCAGCGCATACCGTGAGTCATTATATCCTCTGTCGCCAACGCCATGCTCATCGGCAGGATCGTCAACCGTGATTTTCGTGAACGTCTTTGTCCCGTCGAGCAGCGCGTCAATGTTGTCCTGCAGCTGGTTGATGTCCAGATACATGCTGGACGTTGTTACGGCTCTTGCCGGTACTTCCACATATCCCATATCACACCTCTAATATATATCCCTGACGATTACGCTATCCGAATCGCTCCAGAATGTTGAATAGAAAATAAATCGATACTGAAAATATTCCTCGCTTATGCTTTGAGACTTTACCCCGACAGCATCAATGGCGGCTGACCAGTCGCTCCAGTCGGATCCGTCATACGTCCGGTATTGAAATTTTACGTCTTCAGGATCGCCAGCCGCCTTCCATTCTATCGACGTAAATCCGCCAGTTTTGTGATGCCTGTCGGATTCATATATGGCAGCGATAACATCGCTGAATTCTGGGATGTCAAAATCCTCATAAGTTGTAAATTCTTCCGGAACCGTCCCGCCCTCGGCATTCGTGATATCGAGAGTGAGCCCGTCAATATACGGATCGCCCTGGAGCATATACACATTTTCGAACCCGGTTGCGGCGAAAGGTGTCGCGCTTAAAATATTTGAATCTTCGCTCTCGTTAAACGACGTATCGTAGCTCGTAACTTTCACGTAGTATCTGGTGCCATTGTTCAGCTGTGATAGAACAACATATGCATACCCCTCGATAGTCGATGGGTTTTTTATGTCGATCCTGCTGCGCCCCATGTTGCAGAATTCCGTCTCCCATTCCCCCGGGGTTGACGTGATGTAAACGTAATATCCAAGATGATCGTCTTCGGCGGATTGCGTCCATTTGATAAACAACGTCCTATCTCCCCCGATAACAGACATCAGCTCGACGGGGATAGGCGCTTCCACATCGCGGGCATAGGCGTTCACCGGCAGGTTGAGGAATATCGCCTCTATGTTGATGAGCTTTTTATCTTTGTCTTTGACAAGTTTCGTGACTCGTATCGGCTCGCGAACAAACGGCGGATAAAAATTTAGATCGAGTTGATCGTTTAATTCCAGAAAATTCCATTCCCCTTTCAGGTTATCAAGGATGAATTCGCATTTATAGAGAATGTTTTTATATCGGGTGATTGCGAGATCGCCCGCCCACCCTGCAGCGGCAGCATTCAGAAAAAGGATTTTATAGTCAGCCGCGAGTGTTGAGTCAACGTCCTCATCGGGCACGAGAAACGACTTCGTAATTCCATAATTGGAAATTGATGCCGCATTTGAATCTGTCGATAATGCGATATTCGCGCCATTTTCGTATGCCACGGAGTAGTCATTTATTATCCTGTCCTCAACTGTTTCAAACTTGAAACTGCCCTCGACAATATCGTCATTTCTGACCTCGAACCCAAGCAGTCCCCCCCATTCCTCATATTGCCACAGGCTGATGATATTGTTGACAACATACAACACACATTGCGTGATCCTGCATAGCTCTGCAATGACTTGAAGCACGTTTTTGCTATCGTCTTTCGTGAATACCACTTTGGTATATACTGTGCTTGCCGTTTGGATATTGATTGCGCTCTGGAACCCGCTGTAATTGATGTATGAATCATCTATTCCAAGATTATCCGTGAGGAGCTCGTAAACAATCTGAGCCGGCGTTTTGTTTCCCGTGTTCTCATATACGCAGATTGTATCAATAGCATCCTGAATATAATTTGACGATGTAATGGTGAGCTTGTTGTTCGCCCAGTCGCCCTTAAATTTTTTGAGCCTTCCGCGCCAGATGTAAACACCGTTATCCGAGTCGAATACCGTGATTTCCTTATTCCACCACGACACGCCGTACAGCAGAGAGCCCGAATAAAGCGGGTTGTAATCGTCTCGATCAAGATCGTCAATATCGATAGTATATTCGGATGCAATCAGTGTATTGCCATTAAAGTCAACCGATTGCTCGTCTTTTCCGTATGCAATTATATCCTCATCGGGGATAACGGTGTTGTTCAATGTGTGCACAAGGCTCATGCTTCCTCGTATTTCCTGCCGAATAATAAAAGAATATCTTCAGCACCGAGATCGCTTTGCATCCAGTATTTCGGGCCAAGCGGGAATTTTTTATTTCTTACCAGAAAATATATATTGTACGAATCTGGGTTCTCGTCGGGATCGGGATAGATACGGCATTCTGTTTCATCTGATACCCACAGGCCGCGAAGGGACGTCCTGTCAGCGTCGCTCACCGCCTCCCATTTCATTTCGATATATTCACTCTGTCCTATTTTACCAGAACTTAACGATCCGTCCCTTTTTACGTGCACGGAACCGCCAGCAGCCTCGAGATACGGCTCCATGAAAAGAGGTTTTGCGACAGTGATTTCAGTCCACGAAGTTTCCGATCCTATGTATTGGACGTTGTAGCTTCCGGCGTTTCTGGTATCATCGGCAAGCAGTTTAGCGGGGGAGTCCGTGAAATATCCGAGTACGCGAACCTTGATATTGAGATCGATGTTTTCTGGATCGTCCGCGCCCTCGTGGATATATAGAGGATTGAATAATACCACCGAAGTGCCGGCGGTCGCGTTATTCGTGGAGTCGGTGATCACGGTATAGCTGTAGTTGACGTCCGTATCGGCATTGATTCCGTAGTTATCGTTATCGTGAATGATATTGTTTTTGACAACCTCCGAATCGCCACCCGTGTTATTCTCGAGTCGTATCCCCGCGTTATTCTGGGTGATATCGTTGTGCTCAATTGTTATGTCTCCGCCAGCCGCCGCCGCTCCGTCAATGTGTATAGCGTATCCGCCTGATGCCTGATTGCGGTAAAATTGATTATCATGGATTAATGCTTTATTCGCGGTAAGGTAGATTCCGGCGTCGTTGTCGAAAAATCGATTGTTGTAAAAGTCGCTCTCGGTATCTCCGTAGACAGCATATCCGAGTATAGTTGATAGTCCAGGGTTATCGCAATTTTTGAAATCGTTCCATTTCGCAGTGAGTTTTGCAGAATTGATGAATGCAATTTTATCCATCCCCCCTTGATTTTCAGCATCAAGAATTATTCCGTTCAAATCGGAGGCAACAGAAATTTTCATTGCATACCATGTATAGGGATACCATATTACAAATTGCCCTTCTGAGTCTGTATCATTATGGAAACAGCAAACGAAATTATTATTGTCTAAAACCGTAATTGAACAATAAGTGACATCATCGGCTTCAAATTGAGTAGGGCCAGCAACGTTGACTCCCGCCTCGGTATATATTACAAATTTGCCATCGGTATCACCCACGTCACGATAACAACAAATCCAATCGCCATTTGGTAAAGTTTTAACAGAATAATATGCAGAACTACCTGCTTCAAATTGAGTAGGGCCAGCAACGTTGACTCCCGCCTCGGTATATATTACAAATTTGCCCTTCCCGCCATCATCCGCATCACTGTAACAGCAGACCCAATTGCCGTTATTAAGAACAGCGACAGAACAATATGTAGAACTACCTGCTTCAAAT